TTCAAACTCATAATCGCCTACTTTAGAACTAAACGGATTCTGCTCAACTTCATCAACTGCATATTCTTTACCAAACACACTAATTCGAGCACCTTCAAGTATAGATAACATACTCTTTGGATTACTAACAACAGCATTAGCAAGTTGTATCTCACCAATCTGTTTAAGTATCGCAGACACTTGAATAGCAGTAGTAAAGATAGTCGTAGTTGTAGCCTTATGATAACCTTGTTCATCAGCTTCATCAGCAATATCTGTTTGCAAATATTGCTCAAGCCGAGTGCCAACAGTTATAGCAACACGTATTCCTTTCGGATTACCTTTCTCATCAAGACTATCATTGTTAAAGCCGACATTAACAATACGCATACTATTCTTAGTAAACCATCCTGGAACAGTTTTAAGTTTAGCAACGATTGTTTCATACTCAGCACCAATAAGGTCTTGTACACTAAGTGTAGATGCAATAGTTTCACCAACGATTGTTTCTTCAACTTTAGTTTCTTCTTTCTCAACGATTGTTTCTTTTACTTCTGACATAATTGTAATTATTAAGGGTTATGAGTGGTATAATTTTATGTGCGACACCACTCTTCATCGCACCTATTTATTAATAAGTTTGATATTGAGCCAATTTATTAATAAGTTTGTATTGAGTAGATCTATTTACAATAGTAGAAGATTTAATACTTCTACTACTATAATTAATCATTTGCTTGTTTTTAATATTGCTACACATAACAATATTGATAATACTACTGAAGATAACATCAGAAATACTGCTTGATCTATACTTACATTTATCATAAGCTGTATAATTTAATTAACAATTAATATCTCAACCAATTTATTAATAAGTTTGTAATTGAGGCGGGGGTAATCGAACATTAATTATAGACCGGAGGGGGTTTGTGTAGGAGGCGCACCATCTCTCTCATAAACACCCCAAACTCACTTTTCTTCATTTTCTCTCCTTCACTCTTTATTTCTCAACCTTCTATCCTTCTATCTATACTCTTTCATCTTTTATCTCTCTTCACCTTATTAATTTCTCTTCATTTGCTCTCTAAATCTTATCACTCACTCCGCATAACTCAACTCACAATAATTATTTCTCTATTTATATTCTTTAAATCTCTTCATTTGCTCTTTAAATCTCTACTTATACATTTTATTTCTCTATTTAGGTTTTCTATTTCTCTATTTATACTCCGTCTAACTTATTATTAATCATATTTTATAAGCATAACATTATCTATTATTATCTTTATACTTCTTCATTAAGCATATTAATATTTTCATAATTAGTTCAATCATATATTAATCTGGATTATTGTAATTAATATATAATGGAATTAGTTTTGAACATAATAAAGTAATTGATAAAGATTATAATAATGATTACGAAGAATAATTGTTAATAATTGTTAATTAAATGTTCAATATAGTGGTGTTATCAAATGTATTTTTTATACTTGTATCTGTAATAATTAAGCATATGGCTGACATTAATAAAGATAGTAATGCTAAATATGAAGATAAAGTAGAATTTAGCAATAAACAATTAGCTGACCATTATATTTATAGAAGTGGTTGTCGTGATGACAAAAAGAAACGTAGCAATTCAAATTTAAGAATTGGTGGAGCTAATAAAGTTTAATAAAATAGAGTTAATTACAATAAGTTAAATTTAAACGTAAAAATTATGTTAGAACTTAAAAATGAAAGTAATGGTAGTAAAATGTTTCTTCCTACTATGAGAAAGGAACTAAATTTTGATTACATTGCAAAATGTGTTGAAAACATTGATCTTGAACCGTATTATGCTATTGTTTGTTGTATTAATAATACACAACTTAATATTATGTATTCTAAGAGTAAAGCTAATAGTGGATATCAAGCTTCAACTACTCCTTTGATTGTTAAAATGAACAATCCTAATCCTGATAGTAAATTAAAGATAAATACTGTTTGTATTATTGATCCTACACAGTTATCTCTTGGTTCTCATATTAATTCTAAATTAAATGAATTAAGTGCAAATAACATTTGTAATTTTGTAGATGCTGATAGAACTCTTGCTATGAGTGTTACTAATGGTTCTGTATTTAAAAATGTTAGTCAAGGTGGTGCTGCTGGTGTTATTAAATCGTTAGCTAATGTAACTGAAAGTATTGATTTAACTAAACGTTCTATTGATGCTACTCAAACTTCAAGAATATTTTATTTAGAATATAAAATAGTTCCTGTTAATGAGATTAAGGCTTGTTTTAATAATGAAAGTCTTGAACTTAAAGGTTATGACACTTACGTTAGTAATGTAGGAGTAATAAATGCAGATGCATAGTTCCTCTACGGGGGGTTGAAAAAAGACTTATAATAAATATTTATAGTATGGTAGGTGATGATAATATTGATATTGATTACGTAATAGTAATTAAAAGAAAAGAAGATATTATTCAAACTATACAAAAAGATATATTGGATGGGGAAATTCTTGATGATATAATTAGCAGTCTTGAGCGTAGTATTGCTCATGGAATAGCTGCTCGTCAATGGGTTTCCCTTCCTTATATTGGTAACATTAGTCTTAATAAAGGTTATATTTCTGCACTTAATAATAGATCTAAGTTTGATACTGCTAAAAAAGTAATGAACAAGAATCAATATTTAGTGTTTAGAAAACAAATAATAAAGGAAGAGAAGTTACGTATAGTTCGTGAAAAGAATATCGAATGGCTTATTCGTAGAGCTAAAGAAAAGCATAAAAAACTTCATAAAGAACTTACTAAAAGATATGGAGAATCTTATGCTAATATGTATTGTTATTTTAAGAATTTAGTTTCTATTATAGAAGAACCTGTTAATGAAGAATTTGTCGATTGAAAAAATGATAACCGTAGATAAATACGGTATGCCTAAAGCACCTTCTATTACACAGCTTCTAAGAAAAGATATTAGAGAACTTTATATTCGAGATAGAACTGAAAGTAAAGAGAACTATATTAAAGAATGTGGAGTTATTTATTATTTAGGTGATCCTAAATCTCCTCCAAAACAAAGAGGTCTTAGTTATTCTGAATGTTTAAAAGAAGCTATTAAGAATTTTGATCTACCTAATAATTATCAACCTGATGTTCTTGTTATGCGTTTAATTAATGAATATTATAAAGAGAACATAACAGAAGCTGGTATTGCAGTAGAAGTTCTTCAAAAGTCTATTCATAATGTTACTGTTGGTGCAGGAAAATTAAATGAAATTCTTAATGAAAAACTTTCTGGTGCTATTACATTAGAAGAAGTTCAATCTGTAATAACTATTATGGACAATCTTAAAAAACAAGTTGCTGATATTCCTGTTTTAACTAAGCGTTTACAAGAAGCATATGATAATCTACAATATGAAACTGAAACTCAAAAAGGTAGAGGTGACGTAGTTATTACTTCTTCTATGGATGCTGACGAAGATGATGATTAATTTATAAATTATGTTTCAAGTAGATAAAAGATATAATGATGTTAAGTTGTTCTTTGAAGAAAAAGAACATAAATATACTGATACATTTGGTAATCCTTATACAAGTGTAACAACTCTTCTTCATAAGTACGCTATTGAGTTTGATAAAAAACTTTGGCTTAGAAAAAAATCTAAGGAATTAGGTATTAGTGAACAAGAAGTTGCTAAACGTTGGCAAGATATTACTGATGAATCATGTGAACGTGGTAATAAAACACATAATTATTTAGAAGATAATATTCGTGAAGTTAGTATGTTTAACAAAGCTGTTAAATATCTAACTGATCATAAGTCTGGTCAAATGATTACTGTTGCTGATATACCATATCTTAATATTAAACCTCTTGACATTGATGCTTTTATTGAATCTACTGATAATAGATATCCTGAAATATATAATGTTTTTAAATATTATACTGATAATGGATATGTTATTTATTCTGAGATTGGAACATTTCTTATAGATTTTCTTATATCTGGAACTATTGATGTGCTTGCTATAAGGTCTGATAGATTTGTTATTCTTGATTGGAAAACAAATAAAGATGGACTTAAATTTTCAGCTGGTTATTATAGAAGAGATAAAAGTGTTACTCCTTATCAACTTACTAATGAATGGATTCCAAAAACTGAATACCTTAAAGCACCTGTTGCTCATTTACCTAATTGTAATGGTAGCATCTATTCTCTTCAATTATCTATGTATGCTACTATTGTTAGTATTATTACAGGGCTTCCATGTGTAGGTCTTGGTCTTTGTCATATAGGTTCTCCATTTATACTTAATGAATATGGTATGCCTAAAAGAGATCATAGAGGTATGTACACTATTGATGTAAATGGTAAAGAAAAAGTTCAATGGTTTAAAATTAATTATTATAAAAAAGAATGTATTGATATTCTTTACGATCATAGACTTAATCTTAATGCTGAACAAGTTAATAAACAATTTAAATTAGCCATATGAAAAGACATAATTCTTATTTTGTTAGAGTTTGTAAAGTTAAAGTTAATGGAAAGAGTTATAAAAAGTATCAAGTTAGAAAACGTAGAAAGTTTTGGTTTAGTAAACTAATACATACTTATGGTACTGGTTATGAGATTCTTGATAAAATTAATGCTACTAAGAAAGTTAATAAATTAAATTCTAATAATGAAAATAGAAAAGATAAAAAAGTTATTTAGAATAAAAGAAATAACTATTGAATATAACAAAGGTATTGACGGTTTATATTTTACTTATAATTGGGCTGTACAAGTTAGATTGTTTAAACTTGGTAAGTTTGAGAAATGGTTTACTATAAAAGTTTTTGAATATCCTGATAAAGTATTTGCTAAAGAACTTCTTGATTTACTTAATGTTAATATGTTAGACAATGAATAAACAATTATTAGAACGTTGTAAGAAAGCAGATTTTAAAGCTATATTTAAAGAGAAAGGTTATAAGTTCTTTACAGAAGGTATTTATAATCTTAATCTAATTGGTGTTCGTAGTAAAGAATCTGTGCATCAAAGTAACACATTTGATGATGCTTTTATTGCTATGTATGTTAATGAACTTGGAGATTGGCGTAGAGATATTATTTCTATAACTACTGATCCAGGTATTACAATGCTTAAAGCCCCTATTAATAGTAAAGGTTGTGCTATACTTGTTCCTGGACAATATCCGGGGTTATGGAAAATTGGTTTTCATAAAGGAAAATATAAAGCTCTTGTTCAAAATAAACCTTGTACTATTTATAGAGATAATAATAAAGATGATATTCTTGATTTTAATCCTGATAATATAGATCTTGGTATGTTTGGAATTAATTTTCATAAAGCTGGATTATCTTCAATAGAAGTTAACAATTGGAGCGCTGGTTGTCAAGTTGCTGAGAAAACTGCCGATTTTAATATAATAATGAAAGTAGCAGAAGAAGGTAGACTTAGTTATGGTAATAGTTTTACTTATACTTTGTTAGAAGAAATAGATTTATGAAAAACAATTGTTGGTTAATCATAATAATAGTTATTAACATAATTATAGTAATTGTTAGTACTATTTATATGAAGAAAGTTAGAGACGATAATGTACCAATTATTACTCCTAATATTGGGTTTACAGATAAACCTATATATGATACTCTTGAGAAAAAGAAAAATATAATTAATACTACAATAATTAAAATTGAATATGAAAAGAATATACGACTTGAAAAGATTGATAGTATTAGTAATGATAGCGCTGTGGTATTGTTCTACAAGTTGGTGTCAGAGTAAAGTGCTAAGTCAAGACTCCTCTACGGGGGGTTGTGATTCAGCATTGGTGGCAATGTCAGCTATTCGAGCTGCTAATATCAAATTGATAGAAGCAAAAGCTGATAAACAACTTAAAGAACAATTTAAAAAACTTGTTGAACTTCAAAGAGAACAAATAGTTATTCTTAATAAGAATATTGATTCTAAGAATAAGATTATTATAGATTTAACTAATCAAGTTAATGATAATAATTCTAAAGTTCGTAAACTTAAAAGACAACGTAATATTTATGCAGGTAGTTCAATAGGGCTATCTGCTTTAATAGTTTTAATACTATCGTTATGAGTACAACAGATAATGAGAAATATCCATTTTATGAATATATAATGGAAGATAAAAGTCATTACCCTCATGCCAAAGATAAAGGTTTTATTGATGTGGATGATGATTTTCTTATAGGAGATTCTGGAGGTTTTCTTCTTAATATAATTCCTGGAAGTAAATTTGTTAATACTCATTTACTTACCGAAATGGCTGATTATTATAGAGAGCATAAATGTTATACTAAATATAAAGTTGATTCTATTCCACACACACAATTACGTAAGAGAGAACAACATAGAAGAAAACATGGTTTCACAGCTCCTTGTTTAAGACTTCCTGATGGTACAATTAAAAATATTCGTATAACTGGTTCTCATTATAATTTTCTTAATTATACTTTAATGGAACAGCTTGATGAATCTTCTATTAAAGAAGGAGCTGGTGGAGCTAAAGCTGAAAAACATTATGATTTTAGTAAGTTTATAGATGCTCAATATTGGACATTTAAAATAATGGAATTTGTTGTTAATAACGCTTTTCATTTAATTATAGATAAAACTCGTCGTGGAGGATTTAGTTATATAATGGCGTCCGATAGCGCAAATATGCTTAATTGTTATAAACGTAAAGTTTGTATTCATGTTGCTAATCTTAGTAATTATTTAACTGACGAAGGAGGTCTCACATCATTTGCTATAAATAATATGAACTTCTATGAAGATCAAACTCCTTTTGTTCGTGGTGTAGTATCTCCTACTAAAACTGAATTTAAATTAGGTATAAGACAGAAAGATGGACGTGAACATCCAAAGAGTTGGAAATCTACTTTATTAAGTGTTTCTGCTAATAGTAATCCTAACTGTGCAATCGGTAAAGATGCTAAGATTGTTAAAGTAGAAGAAGTATCTACTATGGACAATTTTGATGAATTTATGAATGTTACAGAACCTGCTATGAGAACAGGTGCTTATACTACTGGTTGTTTAATGTGTTGGGGAACTGCTACTGCTGGTAATATGCAAACATTTGAACAAAACTTTAATAATCCTCGTGCTCATAATTTTATGCCATTTGAAAATGTTTGGGATAAAGATAGTCGTAATGAAGTATGTGGATATTTTAAACCTTATTGTTGGGGATTACAAGGCTCTATAAATGGCAGAAAAGCTATGGACGAAAATGGTAATTCTAATATTCTTATTGGTTTAGAAATATCAGAAAAAGAAAGAGCTGATAAAAAACTTAAAGTTAAAACTTATGGAGAATATCTTAATTATCTTGGACAATATGCTAACATGCCTTGCGAATCATTTAGTTCTACTTCTGAAAACATATTTAGTTCAGAAGAACTTACAGCTTGGGAAAATGAACTTCGTACAGATAGCAAATATAAATTTGGAATAGATGGACAACTTGTTAAAGTAAAAGATAAACTTGTTTTTAAATCTAATGAACGTTTAATTGCAGAAGGCGGTAAACTTAATAGAGATGTATTTGAATGGATACAAGGTGTTCCTCGTAAAGGTCATGAAAATCCTCATGGATGTATTAGAAGATGGTTTGCTCCGCAAAAAATTAAATATGTAAATAAAGCAGGTCAATTAGTTGAAGATATACCTGTTGGCTTATATTCTATAACTTATGACCCTGTTGGTATAAATAAAGATAAAAAAGAAATTACTTCTAAACATTCTCATAATAGTATTCGAGTATGGATGAATCCACATGAATGTAATGGTTTTAAACAAAAAGTTGTTGCTGCTTATTATGGACGTCCTGATAAACTTGAAGAAGCTGATGAAATATGTTATAAATTAGCTGTATATTATAATTGTATTGGAACAGTAGCTGTCGAAGTAGATAGAGGTGAAACTATATCTAATTTTACTAAATGGAAAGCACTTCAATATTTAGAGAAAGAACCAATAGTTGTTTGGGATAGTTCTATAAAGACTAAACAAGATTCTCATTATGGTTATATAATCGGAGATGGTATAAAAAAACTTAATGGTATTCGATTACTAAAAGAAATGCTATATGAAACTGTTTGTCAAGACGAACAAGGAAATAATGTTAGTATGTATCGTTATATATATGATTATCAAGCCATACTTGAATTAAAGAAATGGAATACTATGGGTAACTTTGACCGTGTTTCAGAAATGATTCTTAGAGGTATTCAATGGGCTGCTATGGATATTAAAGCTAAAAAAGAACTTGCACATCGTAAAAAGATTGAAGCTAATAGAGACACTAACAATACGCCTATATTAAAAAGAGCATGGTTTTAAAATATTATATTATGAGAAAATTAAAGAATATAAAGTCGGAAGATTTTATATGGAAAATTAAAAAATAATAATATGAAATTAACTAATAATTATTTTCCACTTCAAACAGTATCTGATAGTGAGAAAGCAAAACCTCAATGGTATGAAAATTGTATTGATTATATTATAGCTGTTGCAACAGCATGTAATGATAGACTTGATACAAAAAATAAATTAGAGATTTTTCATGGTAACATTCCAGATGAGTTTTATAAGAAAACTTTAAATCCTTATAACGCTGCTAATGAAAATCATAGAAGATTTCCAGCTACAATGAGAAATCTTGATCTTATGAATGATGTTGTAAGAAGATATGTATCTGAATATGTAAAAGGTATTCATGAATTTATAGTAACTGCTAATAATCCTGAAATAGTTTTGCAGAAAGATGCTAAACTTAAAGAAGCTATTAGTTTACTTGCTCAACAAGCTTTTGTTGCTCAACTTACAGCTAAAATGCAAGAACAACTTAATCAAGGAGTTCCTCAAGAACAAATTGATCCTACTCAATTGATGCCTAATGTTGATGATTTTATAAAAGATTTTAATGATAATTATATTGATGATATAAGTGCTCAAGGACAAGATCTTGTTAAAATCATTGATGATATGACTAATGCAGATGTTATATATCCTAAAGCATATTTTGATTTTATAACTACAGGAGAATGTTATTCTTATCGTGACGTTCGTAATGGTAAATTTATTAAAGAAATTGTTCCTGTATTAGAAGCATATCCTGTTCCTAACGATAATCAATTTGTTAAAGATCATGATATGTTTGCTCGTCGTAGAATGATGAGTTATCAGCAAGTTGTAGATAATTATCGTGAATATCTTACTTCTAAGGATTTAGATTTTCTTCGTAGATATTATAGTGAAGGTCATTCGACATCTGCTCCGCATATGCTTAATTATAATGGTTATTTTGAGACTTATCCAGATTCTTGTTCAAAGTTCTCAGAAGAAGAAAGAAGATTGTTTAAAACTCAACATGTTAATGTATATGATTCTAATACTGATCTTATAGAAGTATGGCATGTTGTATGGAAAGGTGAGAAAGAAGTTATAATACTTAAATATCAAAATGAAGCAGGATTAATAGATGAAACAATTGTAGATAAAGAAGATTTTGTATTTGATCCTTCAATTGGACATATTAGTTATCGTAAAGAATATACTACTCAAGTATATGAAGGTATTCGTATTGGTTTAAGAACCACAGGTATTTATCCTTTAAAAGCAAGAGCTGTATGTTTTAATAGAAATGGAGAATTACCTTATAATGGTATTCTTGAGATTCTTCCTAATATGGGTAAATTTAGTATTGTAGATATAATAAGTCCTTATCAAATACTTCGTAATATTATATCTTATCATAGAGAGATGGTTATAGCTAAAAATAAAATGCTTATTCTTATTATAGCAGAATCTCTTTTAGGTAGTGGAGCAGATGATACAGAAGATAAGATTTATAAAATGGCAGCTGATGGCTTATTAGCATATGATGATTCTGATGATTCTAATAGTCTTAAAGCTCAACAAATAAGACTTCTTAATGCTAATATGTCTGGTTATATTCAAGAGCTTACTAATCTAATGAATGATATTAAATATGAAGCTCGTGAAATGGTTGATATGACACCTCAACGTTATGGTGAGATAGCACAGTCTGCTGGACAAGGTACAACTCAAGAAGCTATTGTTAGAGGTTCTATGGGTTCTGTAATTGTAGTTTATATGTTTGATAAGTTTAGAGAAGCTGATTATCAAATGGATTTAGATTTCACTAAACTTGCTTGGATTGATGGACTACAAACAACACTTACTGATAATGAAGGTAAACCTCGTTATATATCTGTTGATATTAATTCTCATTTATATGCTGATTATTTAGTTCGTTGTAAAAATAATGCAGCTGAATCTGAGAAAGTAGATCAACTAAAAGATTGGGCATTTAGTGCAGCTCAAAATGGAGATCTTGATGCAGCTCGTGCTGCTATAACTAATAGTAATGTTGCTTCTATAAATAAAGCTATTGATAAATTTATGGATATTAAAAGAAATCATGAATTACAATTGCAACAAACAGAACAACAAATTCAACAAGCTGCTCAAGAATTTAAACTTACTGAGATTAGAGTTAAAGGAGAAGAAGATAGAAAAACTATTGCTCTTAAAGCTCAATATGAAGAACAAGCTAAATATATTGATATTACAAGTAACTTAATGAATGATAATAGTGCTTCTGATGCTGAACAAAATAATGCTAAGAATTATTTAGATGCTAAGATAGAAACAAATAAACAAGATCTTGAAAGACAAAGAATAATATCTGATAATTATAATAAAGCTGCTGATAGAAATGTGAAACGTGAAGATATACAATCTAAAGAACGTATCGCAAAGACTAATAAAAATAGATATGATAAATAACATAATCATCATCACAAACCAGATTATGTAAGAAGTGTCGGTTCTAATGTTGTTACAACATGGAATCGACACAATTTTTATCTATTGTAAGGCTTTCAGTTGAACGATCTATTGTTTGGCTGAACTATTAATCGTTTTATATATTATAGTTCAATAGTGAGCCTAAAAATTGTATCTATGATCGTAATTTAGACTATTTTGTATATGCTTGATTATAACATGCACATATGAACTCAATAACAGTATAATCGAATACATAAATTTAAGTAATAATTCTGATAGTAATATACTTTATATAATATATGAAATTGATATGTTTGTGACAAATAATATTTAATTATTAAAACGAAAAATTATGGATGGTGACGAATTGATTTTAGACATTGATACTTCACAGGATAATTCCGATAGAGGAAGAGTTGAAGTAAATAACAAAGATGGAAATAAAGAAACCGTTGATGTTAATAAAGAGAATGTAGTTGATCTTAATGGAGAAAAAGAAATTGCTGAGATAGAAGATGCAAGTGTCGAGCCTCCTCTACGGGGGAATGACGAAAAGCCATTACATGATATTGAAGTAGGTACTGTTATTGAATTTGATAACAATTCTTATACAATAGATGCTAATGGTAATCTTGTAGATGCTAATGGAGCAATATTTAAAGAAGCTAAAGATGTAGATTCTTTTATTAAAGAATATGGATCTGAATCTGATGATGCTAAAGAAAGAGGAACTATTGATGTTATTCGTGATGCAGTAGGCATTGATTTATTTGATGAAGAAGGTAATCCTGTTCAATTTGATGATACTCCAGAAGGAATAGCTGCTTATGTTAAAGCTGTTAATGAACATCAATTTGCTGCTGCACAAGAAGCTGCTATCAATACAATGTTTGAGCAAATTCCTTCTCTTGAAGATTATATTAATTATGTTCGTCTTAATGGAACTCATGTAGGTTTTGGAGAAGTTACTGATCGTAGTAATATATCTTTAGATAAAGATAATGTTAGTCAACAAGAATCTATAATTCGTGCATCTTTTGCTGAATTTAATAAACGCGGTGATGTAGAAGCATATATTAAATATCTTAAAGACTCTGGTTCTCTTTATGATGTAGCTAATGAAGAATTAGATGCTCTTAAAGAAAAAGATAAAGAAGAAGCTGAACTTAGAGCACAAGAAGTTGCTGAGCGTGAAGCCGCAGAAGTAGAAGAACTTCAAGAATATTGGAATAGTGTTAAAGAAACTATTGATTCCGGTATTATTGGAAAATATAAAATTCCTGAAAATATAATAATTAAAAAAGATGGTAAAACAGTAACTCGTTCTCGTGATGACTTTTTTAATTATTTATATAGAGTTGACAATAAAGGTATTAGTCAATATGAGTACGATAGACAAAAAGAGAATCCAAAAGATAAACTCAATGACGAAATTCTTCGTGCTCTTTTAAAATTTACAGGTGGGTCTTATTCTAATTTAGTAGATATGGCTATTAATGAAAAAGAAGTAAAGAAAATAATACTTCAAAAGCGTAATACAAGTGCTAAGACAATTAGAATTACCAAAAATAAGAAAGTAACTAATGATGATATTGTTTTAGAATAATATCATTTAATTATTAATTAATTAACTAATTGTGCTATGTACAAATTAAGAGAAATTTCTCGTGGTAAATATGAGGATAGAGGCTATTCTAATGAAGAATCTATGGCTCATCTTATGCTACAAAAACCTGCGGAAATCAATAGTGTTCTTACCTATACTTATGGTATGGATGATGATAGATTTCCTCTTACTTTTCTAACAGAAGGTCAAGGTAAAATTGGTACTGTTGATGTTGAGACTGTTCAGTGGACATGGAAAACAATGGGACGTTTGAGAACTGACGATTATGTTACTTACTTTAATACGGCTAATGTTACTCCAGGTAAAGGCGGTGCTTTAATAGAAGTTCATTTTGCTACTCATTGGCTTATTGAACAATATGGTTTAACTGCTCCTGATGGTCATAGTAAAGTACGTATTATGCGTGATTGTGGACCAAGTGAATATGGATATAAATATTTACTGCAAATTAAATCACCTAATCCTAATGCTTTTATTGATCCTGCTAACTTTGCTAAAGGTAAGTATTGGTCTATGACTGCTCCAACGATTAGTGAATCTTATTCTAAAGGTAATCGTAGTAATACTATGGGTCCTGGTAAGATGACTTCTCAACTTGGTTTTCATCGTTTTACTAAAGAAATTGCTGGTAATATTTCTAATGTTATTGTTGAATACGAGTTTAAAACTAAGAATGGAACAACTAATCGTTGGATTAACGAAGAGATGCGTCAATTTGATGTTATGAATCGTATTATGCTTGAAGAACATCTTTGGGAGTCAACATATAATCGTAATGAGAATGGCGAAATATTAATGTTAGATCTTGATAATAACAAACCTATACCTGAAACTGCTGGTATGTTTGAAATTTGTCGTGAGTCTAATTATGATACTTACGGAGAGTTCCTTACACTGAATAAACTTGAAAGAACTATTGGTGATGTATTTAGTAAAGATACTGATACTGGTACAATGGAAATAGTTCTTTATTGTGGTAAAGGTGCTATTCAAGATTTTGATTTAGCTATTCGTAATGATGCTAAATCTGAAGGATTTGTTACTCCTCTTGGTGATAAAATGATTGGTGAAGTTGGTGGTAATCTTACTTATGGTAAATATTTCCGTCAATATAAAACTCCTGATGGTCACTTAGTAACTATTAAACATCTTCCTATGCTTGAAACAGGTACTCGTGCAGAAGCTGCTAAGAAGAATGGTTTAATTCATCCTCGTACTGGACTTCCTTTAACTTCTCATACTATTTGTTGTGTTGACTCTTCTGTATATGAAGGACAACAAAATGTTCGTATGGTTCGTCAAAAAGGTCAAGAATATAAGATCGGTATTCTTAAAGGTCTTACTGATATTCCGCCACAGTGGGGTGTTGTTCCTACTAATAGCATATCTACTACTGTTGATATGAGTAGTTATGATATTAAGATGTCTAAAGGGTTGCAAGTAAACAACGCAACTAAGATGTTCTTAATGGAATGTTCTTTATAATAAGTAATAACGATTAATGTAAAATAAATATGGAAGGTCTTAATATAAGTGGTATTGCTCCACAAGCAAAAGAAAACATAATTAAAACGGATAATAGTCAACCCCCCGTAAAGGAACTTGAATCATCTAATGTTGAAGAAACTATTGATAATGTAACCGTAAAAGAAGAAGAAGAACGAGTACTTAATGAACCTTATTATGATAAGCGTTCTATTACTATTGAAAGAGTAGCAAGTAGTTCTCTTTATAGAAAAGTTAACAGTAAAGTTATTTCTGAACGTACTGATTACATTGGTAGTTGTTGTACTTCTTCAAGAGTTCTTGCTTCTAATGAAAAAGAATGTGCTAAATATTTTCCTAATATTATAGGAATTTCTGCTAATCATCCTGACTTTGTTAATAGAGTAAAGATTTGGTTGAATAACATTTGTGTTCCTGTTAAAGCTATTGGTTTAACTCTTAATACATCTTTCAAATACGATCATTATAGAGATTATTTGATTATTAAAGAAAAAGAAGATTATATAGAGAGTGCGTATAGTAAGGCTGATAAAAGTACTTTAGAAGGACTTAAAAAAGCTATATCTGATAGAATTACTGCTCTTAATTTTCTTGAAACAAGTAAACATCAATATGGTATGCCAGACAATGTAGAACAATATCTTATATATCGTCATTGTCTTCTTTATAAAGATGTTTGCAAAGATTTATCTTTAATTAATTCTGATAGTACTATTAGATTCTATATTAAAGATGAAGATCGTGAAAAAGAACGTATGATTAAAACGCAACGTGAGATTAATATTGCTAAACGTAATTATCTTACAATGCTTGCAGACGACGAAATGTTTGATTCAATGTTTATTCAATATTGTGTATTTAATAATTATGCTATTGGTAATTATGAAAATATTGATAGATTTAACAAAGAACAAATGCTTGATGATTTTAGTAGACAAGAACCTGCTAAATTTAATAAGTATTTTACAGATAGAAATCTTAAAACTAAAGTACTTATTGAAAGACTTATTAGCAAAGGAGAACTTGTTCGTTCTGATATGAATCAGAATATTTCTACAATAGATGGAGAATTTATTGGAGCTAATATGAAAGAAGCTGTGATGTATTTTAATAATCCTTCTAATGCTGCTTATCGTACTGCTCTTGAAAACAAATTAAAATTATAAAAATATAAATAGATATGGATATACCTGAAATGCACGTATGGTTTAGACAATATGCTCAACAAATGGGTATGCAAGAAGTTAGAGCTATACTTCCCGAACAAATAGATGTATTGCTTAACACTTCTATTGTTGATACTGCTAATCAGATTATTCGCGAAAATGTAGGAATATCCAATGATAGAGTTATAACAGATAATTCTAAAATTAGTCAATTAAATTCTATTCGTACATTGTATAAAGTAAAGGAAATAGAGTTAGTAGGTACTGCTACTCCTCTTCCTTTTACTTATAATCCGGAAGATTATTTTAATGGTAAATATTCAAGTAATGATGAGTATACAGGTTTTCCTGAAACAATGTTTATAGTTGATTTTGCCATGAATTATACTAAATGTACAACAGGTTGGACAGGAACAGGAGATTCAATGAAAGCTCCTGTTAAGTCTACTGCTGATGGATTTACAACTAATTATTTCCCTGTTCGTATCATTGATGATGCTTATCTTGCTGATACTCTTAATGACTTTGTTTTAAAGAATAGAATGCGTAGTCCAATTGCTACTGTTTATTCTCTTGAAAAAAGTCCTAAATTAAAGATTGATATGTATATTGATAAGTTTAATAAGATAAGTGGACTACTTGAAAATAGTCTTGCTCCTTATAAACTTAGAATGAGTTATATATCTTATCCTGCTAAAGTTAAGTATTCAGAAGATCTTTCTGGAGCGAATGTTGATTGTGATTTGCCAGAATATTTACATGTTGATATTATTAAACACGCTGTTGATTTATATCGCATTAGTATTAGTGGAGATATATATGCTAATCAGCAAAGAAAAGAAAATCAACAAAGAGAGAATTACAGAAATAATGCAAGTGAATAATTTAATTTAAATAACAATGAAACAAATATTAATTGCAGGTAATGTTGCTTATCCTACTGCTGCTGCTGATTATTTAGCTGTTGACGCTGGTGCAATTGCCGTGTTCAATAAAGGAGCTCTTGTTGCAGCTCCTACTGGAACTGGAGATCCAGTTCTATCAGATACTATTTCAATAGTTCTTGGACGATCTGCTGATAATGGTGGTCCTATTTCTATTAATGAAATTGATCTTAAAACTCTTAATGTAGTTAAAGGTGCTTATAAAGCTGCTACTAAATTTACTGCTGCTGTAACAATTCCTACTCCTGTTATTGGAAAAGACTATACTATTATAGTAATGAAAAAGGGAGTTCAATTTAATGAACGTGCAACATGGACTTCAACTATACAAGCTGTTGATGGAGATACTGCAACTACTTTAGCAGAAAAATTAGTTAAATCTATTAATGGAAATACTATTGGTTCAGAAGTTACTGCTACAAACACTGCTGGTAAAATTACAATTACTGCTGTTAACTCAGGAGTTGATTATAATATTGTTCCTGCTGATAAACTCACAGGAGTTGCTGTAACAGATGTTACTATTGGTTTTCCTGCTTATGGAGATAAAGCATTCGTTGCTAATCTTGCATCAGAAGCTGCTGCTGATAGAGGATTTGAATATACTTATAGAGATGGCGATAGTGTTAACCCTGGTTATCCTATGGCAGTAGATGCATCAAGTTATACTATTTATACGTTGCATTTTGCTAATCATCGTAAAACTGGTACTCGTGATGAACCTACAAAACAATATGTTACAATTGCTGTTCCTACCGGTGCTGCACAAATAGCAACACTTGATAAGATATTTGCTTTGGAACGTAAATAATATAAGTATAATAGTAAAAGGAGTGCTGGTATTATAAGAAGTTATGATACTTGTACTCCTTTTCTTTTTAAATTAAATTATAGTGAATGAAATAGAAATTGCTCATAGTGTATTTAGAGATACACCTCTTGGTTCTGCTATTGCTTGCAGTATTGTTTTTATTGTTTATTTACTTATTACAAGAAGTTTTGATGCAGCAAAACAAAAGAATAAGAATAAGCCTATTATTGAAATGGGTAATTCAATAAAAACTATGGGAGCTAATATAGAAGTACTGAATAGTACTTTAATCAAATTTATTCAAGATAATACTAAAAGGGATAAAGAAAGATGTCGAATAACTATCGAGCTTAGTTTTATAACTTTTAAATGGGTTATATTTGAAGAATGTAGTAGAATTATTAGAGACAATAATATACAAAGAAACAAACATGTTATTAGTTCAAACTTAAATCAACTTATTAATGCCACTTATTTTAGAATTTATTCTAATTTATCTTTATATGAATTTAATGGAAAGAATATTTCTCAGCATTGTAAACCTATTTGGAAAGAAGAAGTTTATAATGATGTAATAGAATTAATTTATAATGGAGAAGAAGAAGATGTTAGAATAAATTCTATAAAGAATAAACTTGGCATTAAGAGTCAAGATTATTCACAATATATTTATAATAAAACATTTAATGATTAACATATGAAGGATTATAGCCAATGTTTACAAAAGGCTTATAATGCTCACATTAATGTTTCAATAAGAAACTGCAATTTAAGTAAACTTGGTATTACTATTAGTAGACAAGATGAGCTTCAATTGCAGTTTCTTTCGTTATTAAGTTCATGTTATTGTGAACTTGATATATTTAATGAAGAGCAAAAAGATAATTTATATAATATATTATATGAAGTTATTAATATGTTATTTATTCCTAAACAAGAATATGTAACAATAGAAAAAACAGATAATCTTATGATTAATATACCAGAAAATAAAAAAGAATTATTTAATAGAGTATATAAATTATTTGCAGATTATGGCATACAAGAAATTAAAGAATGTCAATCAAGTTGCAAATCATATACTCAAAGTTCTCTTCAATTATTTAATATGTTACAATCTGCTTCTATATTAGGAGATAGTTCTACAGAAGTTAATAATGAAAAACAAGCAGAACTTATTTATAATTATGTAGATAGTAGATTGAAACAAATGGGACGATAAATTAATATTAAAGATATGAGAATATTAAGAGGTAATGATGTTATAGTAAAGTGGACTATTAATTTCGATAACGGGGGTTTAACAATTCCTGTCGATTTTAGTAAGTCCACTCTTACTGTTTATTTTGTTGATAGTTATGGAAAACGAGAAGTTGAACATACTGTCGATAGAAATGTTATATCTGTACATATCGGTGGAGAAATTCAAAGACTTGGAACTTGTTACCTTGATGCTTATTGGCAAAATAATGATAATAGTGCTTGGCATAGAGCAAAAGTAAATAATGTAATAGAATTTGTTGATAATCCTGAATCTATCAATTTTGATAATTTTATACCTGATGTAGATATAATAACAATAGGTTGTGTATCTGACGTTGTATTTGGTGGAAGTTATATAGCTAATTTTGATAATTATTATACTAAATCAGAAGTAGATAATTTAATTAAAACAGGTGGCGGAGGTGGAGGTACTAAAAATTATCTTGACCTCAATAATAAACCGTTTGATTTAGTTAATAATGATTGGCAGAGTACTAAGCATGTTAGCTTCCCTACGGGGGGTTTTTTTGGAGCTTATAATACAGGTGTATCTGGTGCTTCTATTGACGGTGATGGAAATGCAGAAGTTGGAACACTTATAGTTAGAAATAATAAGATAATTATTGGTGGAAAAGAATTTAATCCTTCTGATGCTGCTATTACTCAAGAAATTTTTGATAAACTTCTTGAAAAGTGGTGGAAATATGATGCAGAAAATAATGCTATATATTCTACTTATAATGTTTATTCAACGGGTTCTCTTACAGCCAAAGGTATTAATAAACAAAGTGGGGATGGCGGAGCTAAATCTCTTGGTCAGTTAGTTAATGTTGATCCTGCTGCTGATGATGTTCAAACAGAAGATAAAGTTCTTTATCGTAAATCTGGTGAAACTCATTGGAGCATGTATAATCTTAATGACATAAAAGGTCTTGATACTACTGCTTTAAATAAATATTTAATAGATAATCATTATACTACTGAGACTTTTGTTAATAATAAGATTACAACTGCTATAACTCCATTAGATCAAAGAATTACTGATCACGCTAATGATACAAATGTTCATATAACAAACGCTGAACGTATAAAATGGAATAAAATAGCTTCTTATTTTGCAGAGGATACAGCCAATGATGCTATATATGTAACAGAGATAGCTGAAAATAGACCACGTAATTTTTATGGTTTAGGTTCGATTACTGCAAGAGGTATTAATAAACAAAGTGGTGGTGGTTCTTTTAATGAAGAACTTATGTGGTCTTTACTTGGAGATGGCGACAATCCTACAAAACAAATTGCGTTATCGCATTTACAAGTAGCTCTTGCTACATATGCTACTCAAGATTATGTTAATAACAGAGGATTTTTAGTAGCTACTACTGCTGATAAAAATAATTGGAATACTGCTTATGGTTGGGGTAATCATGCTACTGCTGGTTATGCTAAAACTACTGATCTTAGTAAATATGTTACTATTGCAAGTAAAGGACAACCAAATGGGGTCGTTCCGTTGGACTCCACAGGACTCATTTCCAGCGTGTATTTGCCTGCTTATGTTGACGACGTATTAGAATTCGATTCAGTAGCGAACTTTCCACAGACAGGCGAAAAAGGCAAAATATACGTGGCTACTGACAACAATTTGACCTATCGTTGGACGGGAACTCAATACATAGAGATAAGTAAAAGTATAGGTCTTGGAGAAACTGCTGATACTGCATATGCAGGAGATAAAGGTAAAAGAAATGCTGATAATATTTCTACTTTATTTAATACACAAATTATTGCAGGTACAGGTTTAACAGGTGGTGGTAAATTAAATGCTAATGTTACATTATCTCTTAAAGTAAATAATTTATGGGGTAATGCTTATTCAGGTACATCATCTATTGGTGGAACTATTGTTCCGTTAGCTAATGGTGTTTCTGATATAGGAACTGAATCGTTTAAATTTAGAAATGGTTATTTTAGTAATGCTATAAAAATTGGAGACGCATATTTATTATGGGAAGCTTCAAATAATGCTATTAAAGTTATAAAATATGATTCTGATGGTAATGCTGCTGTTGCTAATTTTTATGCTACTGGATCAGTTACTGCTAAAGGTATCAATAAGACAGGCGGAGGCGGCGGTGGTAATGTTGCTATATCAACTTTAGTTGATGTTACATTAACTTCTCTTTCTGATAAAGATGTTCTTATATATAATGGTACAAGTAAACATTGGGAAAATAAACCTCAATCCTCTATTATTCCAGATCTTAGTAAATATGTAACTCTTAATACTGCTCAAAGCATTACAGGTATTAAAACTTTTGTTGGTAATAACTTTAATTTTTATCATGAAGATGGTTATTTAAATATAGTACAAAAATCTTCTTATACAGGTGGTTGGGCAAGAGGTCTTAATTTTAAAAATGATAATGATACTCAATACGCTGTTATTGGTGGATATGGAAACGCAAATACATTTAATTATGTATATATTGGACAATCTTATGATAGTAGATGGATTACATTTGCTTCAACAGGTGTTAAAAGTAGTGTAGATTTAGAAGCTACTAAATTTAAGAAAACTGGCGGTACTTCTGCTCAGTTCTTAAAGGCTGATGGAAGTATAGATAGCAACTCTTATCTGACAACTGTTTCTGCATCTTCTACTTATGTACGTAAAGTAGGAGATATCATGACCGGTGCTTTGACTGTTCCTAATCTTACTATAAGTAGAACAGATCCGGTAAAACATATAGCTTTTAGTAGAGCTGATTTTAATTATATTACTGCTCCTGCTAATGGAACAATTGCATTTATCACTAAAAATGTTGATGTTGGTGCTTCTGTTTCTGATTTTATGATTAGTACAGGTATCATACGTCCCGGAACTACTAATGTTGTAACAAATGGTAACTCATCTTATAGATGGTCTAATATATATTCTGTTCTTGGTAATTTTAGTGGTGTTATTACAGCAGGTAGTCATATAAATGCTGTTGGAAATATAAATGCTGATGGTACTATTACTTCTGGAAGAGATGTTGTAGCTAATAATTATATAAAATCAACAAATGGTTGGTTTCAGAATGATGTTGCACAAGCAGGATTATATAATAAAGCTGGTGATGCAAGATGGATGTGGAATGGATCATATTGGTATGCAGATAAATCAATATATAGTACTAATCTTATAAAAGGTAAAACATTAGAATCTTATGTTTCTACTGGTACTGCGCCACTTGTTGTTGCTTCTTCTACTTTAGTAAAAAATCTTAATGCTAATTATGTAGGAGGCTATGACTCTGGTCGGTTATTAAGAACAAAAGCAATAGGTTCAAGAGTTGATTATGAAAAATATGTTATTCTTCTATTTCAAACAGAAGAAATAGCTAATCATAGATTAGACGGTTATTTTTATACATCAACTAATGGAAGTAATAGATATTATAGAACAGATGTTAGTATATGGCATTCTCGATGGAGTAGTACAGGACAGGATGGTACTTATTCATGCATAAATAAAAATTATCAAGAAGGTGGACTTAAATTAATAACTGTTACTTATCAAGGAAAAGAATGGGTTGCAATGGATAGTGCAAATGCATCTATTCGAGCTAAAAGTATATATTTTGCTGGTGATTGGAGTAGTAATGTACAATTTACTCTTGTTAGTTATTATAAAGTTGCTTCTTCTACTCCTGCTGCTATACTTAATTCTGAAATTAACGATTCAAGAAAAGATTTAGCTTCTGATAATATATTGGTCGGAAATAATACTATTGCTTATATTAGTAGTAATGTCGCAAGTGCAACTAAGTTAGAAACTGCAAGACTATTATGGGGACAAAGTTTTGATGGTACTGCTAATGTTACAGGAGAGCTTAAACATGTTACAAGAGTTAGCAATGCAACTAATTCTAATTTATTCTTAGGTAATAGTGATGGTACTGGATGGGTACAATCAATAAATTTATGTGCAAGTGCTGGAACTGTATATTGGTCTTTAAGAAATACAGGAGTTGGACATTTTAGAAGAATAAATATAGGTGATACAGAAAATGATGATTCAAATTATAGATTAGCCATAGCAGGAAGCATATACATGAATGGTAATATAATATCTCCATATTTTCGTGTTGATTATAGTAGTACTAATCCTTATTATAGTCTTACCAAAGATTCTAAAATAGCTTATTTTCAATTATATGATACAAAGGCATACTTAGGATTCGGTAAAAATAATTCTATTAATATAACCCAAGATGGTAATGTAGGAATAGGATTAGGTACTACAAATCCTTCTACAAAACTACATGTTGGCGGTAATGCCATTATTAATAATGATTTGAATGTTAATGGTAATCTTGGTATTGGACAAACTACAAAAGATGGAACATATATTAGAATTGGAGCTATACAACTTGTATATGATGCTGCAAATAATGCATTAAAAGTAGTAAAACATGATGGTTCAATTGGTAATTTTTATGCTACTGGTAGTTTAACAGCCAAAGGTATTAATAAATCTGGTGGCGGCGGTGGTGGAAATTATAGCCGTCTTGATGCTTGGAATGATTATACTTCTGATAAATCAACATGGGTATTATCTGCTGGACTTGGATGGGATTTGAATAGTAGAGTTTCTAATCTTGAATCAGGTTCTGCTTTATCTATTACAACATCAGGTACAGGAGAATTTCTTACAGGTGCTTCTAAAAGTGGTACAGTTATAACTTTTACTAAAGGAACACCTAATTATATCAAATCTTCTACAACAGAAAGAGATATAAAACCTAATTCAACAGGTAATGGCTTGCTTAAATTATATTTTGCAACTGGTTCTAATGTTGGATTAACAGGTGGTTATGCTGACGCTTTGTTTTTAAACAGTTATGTAGATAATTCAGGTGGTGGAACTAATCTTATCACTTTTGATAAACGTAATGGTGAAATGGCTATTCACTATCAAGCGTTCGGGGCTACTGCATGGGGCACTCGTCGTGTTGTTCTTGACAGTGGTAATTTTGCTAATTATGCTCCTACGAAAACTGGTGGTGGAGCTTCTGGTACATGGGGAATTAATATTACAGGAAATGCTAATTCTGCTACTTCGTTACAAAATATTAGATATATTGGTATTTCAGGTGGAGCAACAGGTTCTAAAACTTCGTTTAATGGAACATATGATATAACTATACCTGTAACAAAGATTGATCCTTCTAAATCGTATTATGAAAATGGTAAACTTCTGATAAAGAAAATTGTATGTCAATATATACATGAAGCAACTCAAACAGGAATTATTAAATTAACTGCTCCTGCTGGTTGGACATCAGCAATGGTTGGAATTGAAATTGATGTATATGATTATACTAATAGTAGTGGATATACAAAAATATTAATAGGAGGATATAATTATGGTGGTGAATCTCGTTGGATTAATACTTCTGTATCAATATTAGGAAATTATAGTCATAAAGTAAGATTAGCTTATGATGGTTCTAAGTGTTGCATATTATTAGGTACAATTAATTCTACTTGGAATTATCCTAAAGTAGTAATTAGGAATATAATGTCGGGATACTCTGGATTTGCATCATTTGATGGTAATTGGACTACATCTTTAATTACAACAGAATCAGGTTTAAGTAGTATTATAGAGCCTGTATCAAATGATAAAATGATAGTAGGAATAGCAAGAGGTTGTTCCGGTAATGCTGCTACTGCTACTAATATTTCTAATACAGGAACAGTTACTTTAGCTACTGCTACTGAAAATAATGCCATAACTATAACACAACCTTCTTATACAGGAAATCAACCTGTTAAACTTTTAAACTTTAATTGGTATAATGATGTATGGAGTATTGGAAATATAAGAAACTATAATGCTACAAGTGCAGGATTAGGTATTTTTGAGAAAGGTTCAGAAATAGCTAAATTTGCTATTAATGCTTTACATGTACCAACTTTAGTTATTAGAAGTCAAAACCAAGAAAGTCATATAAAATTTACAAGACCTAATCTAAATTATATATCTTGTGATACTTCTGGTTATATTGGATTTGTTACTAACGGTAAAGACCCAAATGGAGCAAATTCGGATGTCATTATAAGTGGTAACATGATATATCCTGGGACTAATAACTTAGTTATTAATGGAACAGATGCTAATAGATGGAAAGGAGTATATAGTGTAATAGGTAATTTTACTGGTGCTGTAACAATGAGTGCAGGATTGTCTATTAGTGGAAGTGTTAGGATGTCAACTGATTGGATTAGATTTACTAAAAATGGTATTGGATTATATTATGAAGTAAGTGACGCAAGATGGTTTTATGATGGTGCTGCTTGGACGGCTGATAAAGCTATTGTTTCTTCATCTACTATTACTGGTACAAGATTAATAGCTAATGTTGCCCAAGGCACTGCACCTTTAACTATTACATCTAATACATTAGTAAGGAATCTTAATGTTGATTTATTAGATAATTATCATGCGAGCGAAGCAGCTACCGCAAGTAGTATTGTAGCAAGAACTAATTCAAATCAAGTTTATCTTAATTATATTAATAGTAATACTACTACTAATGAAAACTCTGATTTAGATCAATTTATAGTTACCAAACCTAATGATAACTTTTATCGTAAATATAGTAGGGATTATGTAAGAGTACGATTAAATGATTTTATTAATAATTGCAAGACATTAGATTTAACTTCATTGGATCAGAACACTTATTACCCGTGTAGTGTCACTATTAGTGCCAAAGAACCTACTACCATTAATATCTTTGTTTCTCTCAACAGTGGTAGTAAACCATCATGGTCTACACATACGAACGGTTTTACCATGAATTTAAGTTGGCAAGTGTTTGGCGGTGGATGGGGAACTACTGCAATTCAGAGAAAAATATTTAATTACTATGTTTCCAGTGTTACTACCGGTGTTCAACCTTGTGGCGGAATTGAACAAAACGCATATGCATCTACTGAGATTGTTTACTTAAGAGGTGGGGCTAAGTATCTATATACGATAAGCAACTCAACTTCTGCTATCGCTATAAATACAAACGGATACAGTTGGTCAAGTGGTAGTACAACTTATTCTGCTCCTACTATGTCTGCACCTAAGAAACACCCTTCATTATGCTATGAAGCAAGTTCTATGTTAGGGGCTTATAACATTTATGCTAATTATTTGCAAATAAGTTCTATAAGTGTAGATGGTACTGTTACGGCTGCAACTTTTAAAATTGATGATAATAATTATTTTCAAGCTGGTAGAATAGAATTGTCTGCTTCTACTCCTTATATTGATTTTCATTTTAATAATAGTACATCTGATTATACTCATAGAATTATTGCTGCTACTGCAACGAGACTTGATATAACAACAGAACTTCAAGTTAATGGTCAACTTACAGCTAAAAGTAAAATTCTATCAACAGTTTCTTCTACTGGTACTAATAATTGGAGTAATTTATCTACTTTAAATACTGTTTTAGCAGCAGAATCAAATACTGTTGGTAAAGATAGTTGTCAGCCTATATTTAGATGGGCTAATCAAATTACAGAAGGTTATTTAACAAGATATATTATAGGTTCTGCAAGATCTGTCGGAAATGGTTTTGGACAAATTAGATTATGGGTAGGTAATAATGATGCAGGAACTGCTGGCAATTGGTTTGCTTTAAATAATAACGGAGTTGTTTCTACATCTTTAACTTATTTTGAAACATCTAATGTTGGATTTAAAACAGGTAGTGCTGTATTTGGTGCCACAACAACTACTGTTGCTGAAGTATCTTCTGGTACTAATGAAATAATATTTTCATCAGGAGTTTCAAATATTAATGTCAATTATAGACAAAGTGGAATGAGTAGAACTATTCCTACTATTTGGTATTGGAGAGCAGGTTCTTCTACAAGTTGGGCTAATTTTGAAATAGGAAAACTTGTAACTCATGGAAATGTTACTATTAATGGTATTACTTCTACAAGTGGAAACTTAGATGTAGATGGAAATATTGGAGCTACAGGTACAATAACTTCTACAAGATTACTTTCTGCATTAGGTGGATTAGATGTTACAGATAACGCAATGTTTAATAATGATGCAACATTCGATGGAACAACCTATTTCAATGATGTAATGAATATAAATACTGCTGTGACTCTAAATGGAGATGTAGCATTAAATGGAACAATCCGAGGTAATTCAAGCAGTAAAATAATATGTGATGGTATCGGCATTTCAGCAGGAAATAAAGAATCTGGTTGTATCATATCTGGAAATCCTAATGTTTGGAATATTGCTTTAGATCATAACGATATTCAAGCTCGTAATAATGGAAGTTGGTCAGAAATATTCATTAATGATTATGGTGGTAATGTATATATTGGAACTTCGTCATATACAACTACTATAAAAAGTTTAAATACTATATTAGGTGGTTCTAATAATACTTCTTTAACTATTGGTCAAGTTAAACTTGTTTATGATAGTGCTAATAATGCTCTTAAAGTTGTATCCGCTAATGGTGGAGTTGCTAACTTTTATTCAACAGGCTCATTGACTGCTAAAGGTATTAATACAGGTAAACAAGATCTATTAGTTAACGGTGTATTATATTGTAATAATAGAGCTCAATTTAATGTTAATAGCAATGAAGGTTCAAGAATTGATTTTCTTAATCCTAAAAATACTATTTTAGGTAATAGCGGTGTGTGGACTATTTGGGGAAATATGGGCGATAGTTATAGTGGAGCGTTAGAATTTTGGATATATCCAGGAAGTGGTTCTTCTTATAGCAACGCAAGTATATTTTCATTAAGACCTAATGGATCTGCTACACTTAGAGGAGCTTTATCTCAAAATGTTGGTTCTGATATAAGACTTAAAACTAATAAAGATTATGATGTAGATTATTGTGAAAGATTATTATCTTTAGGTAAAGTATTTGATTATAATTATAACGATAAAGCAAAAGAAATAAATGCTCCAGGTTATGATAATAATAAACATACTGGATTAATGTATCATAAAGTTAAAGATATAATGCCTCATATTACTCGTGTATTTCATGAAGATTATGGTGGAATAGATTATACTCATACTGATTATATTAATCTTATAGCAGGAGCTACTCAAATGAATATATTAGGACTTAGGAAACTATTAGGAGTAACTAATGATATAAAAGATGATATTGTTGAACTTAAAGAAAGATTGAATAAAGTGGAAAAAGAGAATGAAGAATTAAAGAAAAAACTTGCTTTATTAGAAAATAAATAGTAGGTTTGAACCTCCTCTACGGGGCGTTTTATAATAGCTAATGTTGCTAATATAAACGCCCCGTAAAGGAGTCTAACTATTAACTATAAATTATATAATTATGAGTCATAGTAATGGAGAAATAGCATATCCTGTTGATACAGACGATGTTTCAATAGTTCTTGGAGTACCAAGTGATGATGTTGGAGTTTTATGTAAAGATAATGATAATATTAATATTTTAGCTAAATATAAACCTGTTCAACATAGTAATCCTGTAATAGATATAAAATCTGGTGATAATTATAAAGGAGAAGATAAAAAATGTGGAATGTTGACTATATATGATAGTTTACCTTCTTCCGGAGAAATAGATCAAAGATTTTTAGATAAACTAAATACAGCATGGGAAAAAAATAATGGAATAGATTGGGCAAGAATTACTGATTATGATGGATATAAACATAGTAATGATTATACAGATATTGCTGGTCATAGATATTTAATATCTGTAAATACATTTGATGATAAATTTCAAATTACATTAGAAGATGTAGTAGTTCCTCCTAAAATTGATATATCTTGTTATAAAGGAGATAATAATAAATTATTAAGTATTAAAGATATATTAGATACGTATTACGATAATGCTTATTTGACATGTGTTGTTTATAATAAAACTAAAGGAATAGTACATAATTATAAAGATACTGTATTATTAAAAAATAGAAATGAAAATTTTGCTTTTTATCCAAATGTTAGTTCCAATAATAAATGGATTGATTTTGGAGATGAAGTTTTGGTAATAGCATGTATTACTTCCGGAAATAGAGTATATACAATAAAAGCATATAAACTTCCTGGATATGAAGTTCAAAAAAATTATGTATCTGAAATATTTAGAGGACTTAATATTCCTGGATTAAGCGTTGATTATACAGAAAGTGTTCAAGTTAGAACATTAGAAATGGATAGTGTTAGAGAATTGAAATTTAATTTTTATAATAATAGTGATAATAATATTCAATCTCCTTCTAAAATTAAAATTGTTGTTCAATCTGTATCTGTTTTAACACAACTTTCTTATTATAATACTCAAATACTTTCATTAACTAATCAAGGAGTTATATCTCCTTATGATTTTAGATATCAAACAGTTACTATAACTACTGCTGGATTTGGTATATACTTTGCTAATACAACATTACAAAATCCAAGATCTTGGACAATGTTTATTTATACTGTTGATAATAACGATAATGAAGATAAATTAATAGGAATTTATAATAGAGATGATTATAGAGGAGAAACGTATCCAAGTCTTAATCATGTTACATTCTTAAATCTTGATAATTTAACATATAGAAAATCATTACAATTTAGTGATAATACATGGTATTGGCAATTTACTGTTCTTCCTAATGAAACACATGAAAATTATAAAGTATGGTTTATTATTAATGATCAAAAAACAGGAGAAGATTTTTTAAGATGGCAAGAAACTATTAATGTTTATAAAGGTAAAACTCAAACTTTTGGTGGTTCTTTTACTCAAACTGAACATTATTTAAATCCTGCTACTGCTGTTATAAATATTCAAGTACAAATTTAATTAATTTTATTATGAAAGTAAATATGGTTATTATTGGTAATCTTATTTCTTACGGTAATATTACTGGGGGGGGGATAAGACAATGTAAAGAATCTGAAATTGGAACTAAGTATGATATAAGTAATGCTATAATTATCAAAGGAGATGTTGTTGTTCAATCCTTTGATAATTATAGCAATATTGTTATAGTATGTGGTTGTATTAGTGCAAAAGAAACAGGAGGTCAACATGTCACACAATAATGGAATGATATTTGAGCCTGTGGATACTGATGATATATCCATTGTATTAGGTGTTCCGAGTGATGATGTTGGATTTTTATGTAGTAATGAGCATAATGCTATAAATCCATATAGTAGATTTAAACCAACTATTGTTACTGAAAATCCTGTTATACAATTAACTCCTGAAAATGTTGCACATGTTAGATTTAGTCTTGTATTAACTGAAAGTAATAGTATTGACGGATTATATAGGGATGTTGTTACTAATGGAGAAGCTCCAATTAAATATTATATTCCTGGTTATCATAGATTAACTGATTTTCATAGATATAAACATGATTGTAAATTACCTATATCTGTGTTAGGTTATAGAGAAATACAAAAAGGAATTGCTACTCAAGGTAAAGATTATAAAACTCAAATAATACCTTCTACTGCTGGTGCTACAAACTATCAAATAGGGTATGAAGAATTATATGAACATATTAATGAAGGTACTTCTCAAATAGATGTTTTACATCATGGAGTGTTATTAATTAATGCAGCTGGTGATAAATATTGGTGTACAGATTTTGTTAATTGGAAACAATTACCTATTAGAAATTGGACAGGAAATATAACTGTATTTCAATTTATTACTAATGTTCAGAAAAATACTGATAATGGTGATGTACATGAGCCAGATTATTTTGATTGGTTTGCTGCTGTAACAGTTAATGCTGCTAATCCTAATCCATTTACATGGAAAGTTACTAATGAATTTCCTGATGGTTCTCTTGAATATCAAGTTAGTGGTACTATTCCTGCTTATGATAATGGAGATGGAACATATAGACTTGAATATACTGTTGTATTTAGTGCTAAAGGAGATGCATATAGAGGTGGTAGTGCAAGAAATGTTTATGTTCAATTAATGAATGGAACTAATCAATTAGAATATAGAGATATAGTTTCTGGAGTTGATATAGCTAAAGGAGAAGAAAAACGTTGGGAAGGTACATTTAATACTGTTATTGAAGCATCTAATCTAATGAAACTTAGAATGATTATTTCTGCTAATAATGAAGATAAATATACAGCAAGACCTATTATTCACGAATAAAATTTTATAATAATACGATAAAAAATTTGGTATAATCTAACATTATTGTATATTTAAGCCCTCAACGTTATGTTATTAATATTAATATTAAACAAATTAAAGTTATGAGTAATCAAACAATTGAAGGTGTTAATAAAATAGTTAGTGATAATCTAACTTTTAAAGACACTATTAAAAATCTAACTGTTACAGCTAAAGCATATGCTCCTGCTGATACAGGAAAAGTAGATAAAATAGAAAATGGACAAGTTTTACTTGATGGTAATTCTATTGCAAGTTTTAGAACAATAGATGATCCTTCTGTTCTTGAACAACCTACTAAAAATCGTATTCAAGTAGATTTATGTCCAATTGAATATATTGGTACAGTTGGTTCTATTATAGCAGATTTTATAACTGCTGCTGATGGTTATTTTAAACCTGCTACTGTTAGTTATTAACATTATTATTATAATCTAAATGGAAATTAAAATGGAAGAGAAAAAAGGAACTGTTGCAACTATTAAAAACATTAAGTATAAAGATGTTGTTGCTCTTAAAAAAGTATTCGATAAAGTTACAATTGATGGAGTAAGTGATGATCATATTCCTAATGTTCTTATTGCTATTGGTCAAGTTAGCGAAGAACAAGAATCGTATGATAAGAAAGTAAAATCTATTGATGAAAGACGACCTGATAAAATAAAAGAATATCAGAATAATCCTGATACTAAACTTAGTCAAGAAGAAATTGATTATATGAATCGTTTGTTTGGTAAATGGAGTGTTGATAAAGAAGCAGCAATAGATATTCTTCTTGATAGAGAAAGTTCAGTTCCTATTTCAGATATTAAAATACTTCCTAAAGATTGTATTATTTCATGGGTTAAAGCAAATAAAACTGCTATTAAAGCTATTGAGTCTGCTGTTATTTATTCGTTAATGTTAAAGAAAGATTGATGTTATGATTGAAAGAGTTCTTAAAGGTAATGATATCTATTTTAGATTAATAATTTTAGGAGGAGATATCAATGATGGTAAAACTGAGATATATATAACAGATGTCAAAGGAAAAACAAAAGTTGATTTTGCTTCTGAAATATTATATGATGATAATGATCGTAAAATTAGTTATGCTACATTTCAACTAAAAGGTATTAATCAATCTTTAGGAACTCTTAAAATTGATGTATATCAAACTGTTGCTAACTATAATAGAAGATATGTAGCTAATAACGTTATTGAATTTGTAGATAATCCAGAAAATGTTACAAGTCCTGATAATATAATTAATGAATGTGAAGTTAGATTTAGTGGACTTAGAGCGCAAGTACAATGTACTTAATATTAAAAATGTATGGAAGAATTTGTTAAAGAGATAATGTCTAAATTTGATTTTAGTTATATGTTTGTTGTAAACTTAGTAACATATATTCTAATAAAAGTTATAGATTGGATTAATGGACCTCTTGCTGTTCCTACTTGGTTAAAAAGACTTATCGCTGTTGCAGTAGGTATTATAATTGGTGGAATTGTTTGTGCTATGGGAAGCGATAAAATAACTATTTTATATAGTTTCTTTGTTAGTCTTGTTAGTTGGGATGTTGTATTTAAACCTATACTTAATATTTTAGGAACTAAAATTAATTATAAAAAGAATAATAATTATAACGATATTTATGGCAGAGAAAAATAGTATTAACAATGTTAATGTAAATGGTAGGTCTATTAATAAGAGTGTTAATCTTATAAATAGTAATACTCCTTCTCAAATCAATAAGAAGAAAAAGAAAGTTGATACTCGAACAAATAGAGAAAAGCTAATTGATTTAGCATATATGTCAACAGGCGCTACTAATTTTCATAATAAAGTACTTAGTAAACATAAAAAATAAAATGAGTAATAACAAATTAAACAATAAGATGTTTATATTTACTTTAAAATACTTGCCCATAGTATTAACTATGGGCGTATTTGTTAGTATAATATTAAATAATCTTGGAATACTTAATATAATTGTAAATTCTGTATCTGGCGGTTCACTTATAGTAAATGTTAATCTTTACTTTGGTAGTAAAGTATTCAAATTTTGCAAGTGGCATAGAATACTGATTTATTATACTTCTATTTATTATAGTGTTTTGTTATTTAATTTTTATATTTATGATATTGGTGCTTTTACAGATCATGTAAATACTACTCTTATTATATCTACATTAATTTATATAATAGCTTATTTTAACCGTAATAAAAAATAGTATAATGAATCCTTTAATTAAAACTATCAGAAGTCTTTGTCTAAGAGTTGTTGACAATATTGATGCTGGAAATTCTAATTTAAGTGAAGAAGAATGTCTGGATGTGATAAATATGATTAGAAGCGTAACTGATAAAGAAGAACTTCTTTCAAAAGAACAAGCGTCTAATTATTTAAATATGAGTACTCAAAATTTTGATGTACTACGTAGAAAAGGTTATATACCTGCCGGTATTAAAAAAGTTGGAGTAACTAATTTACTATGGAATAAAAAAGTTCTTGACGAATGTATTGCTGATTATAAAGCAAATAAACCTCGTAAATATGCTTCAAGAAGATATGGTAAATAAAAAATTAATATAATATACCATGTTGTTAAATTAGCAACAAACTGCTAATCGTAAATCCCTAACATTTATACATGTTAGGGATTTTTATTTTATAGTTATAACGGATTGTTTCTTATCAACGATCTTTGTACTGTAAATATTTACAGAGAAAGTATTATAAAAGTAATAATTAAAAATTTAATGTTATGATTTTAGTTGATAAAGATGCAAGCAAAGACTACGTTAAAGTCGATGATGAAGAAAAGAAATATGCTTCTAAGGGAGTTGCTGGTACGGCACTTGGTCTTGGTATTGCAGGTACTGCTCTTTGGCTTCTCAACGGTTGTGGAGGCAATCGCGGTTGCGGTTTGTTCGGTGGTTATAATAATCCTACTAACTTAGAAACTGCTGCTATTGCAGGTACTGCTGCTAATGAGCAATATCTTGAACGTAAAGAATGTCAAGATGCTATTGATTTGACTAATGCTATGTGGCGCAATGCAATGACAAATCAGCAAAATCGTTTTGAAGATCGTCAGGTTATTAATCAAGAAATGTTTGGTATTTATTCTGCAATGCGTAATGGTTTTGATGCTATTAACGCTAAACATAATAAAGATGCATTTGACTTGTACAAATATTCTCGCGATAGTAAAGACGAAGTAATGGGACAGATTGGTGAAGTTAAAACTGCTGTTGCTGTTATGGCTGCTACTCGTCCTTATCAAGACGCTCTTATCAAATGTGATATTCGTCGTACTGCTGAACATGCTGATTTTAACTTGTGGCGTAGAACTTGTCGTATGCTTACAGGTGAACTTGTTTTACCGAGTTCTCCTACTGTTACAGGTTATCCTTCTTACAATCCTTGTGGTTGTAGAACATCTGCTCCTGCTCCAGCAGCCGATGCTGAATAAGAAACAATTACTTAACTAACTATTGAAGCAGATGTTGGATAAATGTCTGCTTCAATTATAAACCAAATAACCATTATGATGCCTCAATATCAATTTAATTTAGGTAATGTTGATCCTACTCTTGCAGATCTATATAGTCCTTCTTATGTAGATAATATAGATAAACAAATTGAATACATGCAGACGTTGAAACAGAACCTACAAAATAATATTCAGAATCCTGTTAATGTTCAAGCAAAACATTCTCATCCTACTGTTAATTATGTATGGGACGATATAGATAGAGAAATAAGTGCTCTAACTAATTCTCAGAAAGAGTTTTTATTTAAAGACGAAGAATATGCTGAGAACGAATATAAATTACAGTCTCTTGTTCAAGCTGAATTAATTAATCTTGTTAAAGGTAAAATACAGCAAACTAAAGAAGGTAAAGAACTTCTTGATAAACAACTTTCTCTTGTTAAATCTAAGAAGAAAGAAATAATTGCTAATTCTGATAAAGAAGTAGAAACATTTAAAAAGTTTCAAATAGCTGCTCAAGCTAATCCTAATTTAACTTATAAAGAATTTTGTGAAAATATTAATAAATAATTATTATGGTACAGAAAAATGTAATTATAAATAAAGTTGCTGAATTTGCTAATAAACAACTTGGTTCAATGGGTGGTAATAGTCCTTTATTTAATATTTTTGTTAGACCTATTGCATCACGCGCAATCAATAATAATATTGGTAAACTTGACAAGATTTTGAGTGCTGTTGCAACTCCGCAAGGAGAAGTTGATATTGAAGGCATCATAAATGATATGGTAGATAATCTTATCGTTTCTAAAGCTGATAAAATTCCTACTCAATTTGGTAAAGTAGAAGTTGGTGAAGGTGTTATTAAGTGGGAAGTACCTGGTATTAATAAAGAGTTAGTATTTAGTTCTGATGATCTCGAAGAGTTTAAAAGAAATGTTACTAATTCACAAATGTAAAAGTATATGAGTCATTTTAAAAAGATAATTGGTAGCTATAAAACCTCTGTAAATCTTACAAGTAATAATGCTTGGGAACTTATTGAATCTATGGGTGTGTTATTTGAAGAACTCGAAACTGAAGATAAAGAAAAGTTTTGGGAGACTATGAAAGATATGCATGAAGAAATTAAAGGTAAACATTTTGACGAAATGTATGCTAAACATGAAGTTTCTGAAATGTATCATACTAAACCCAATGGTACAATATGTAGAGGTGAAATAGTTAGTATTGACGAAGCGTCTATGGTCTATGAAAAGTATCGTAGAAGTATAGATAATGAAGTAACAGTTTGGGATGTGTATGTAGCTTTAAATGCTCAAGCACATGATTATTCTGCTCTTTATCATCAATGGTTTAGCGATAATGAAGTAGTTAAAGATAAAATTATTGAATCTGCTATTGTTTTCTGGTTCAAAGACGAAGATCATTCAAAAGGTAAAGTATGGGATTATTTTGATGAATAATCTGATATTTGTGATGGTGATGATGGTGATAAAGCTCGGCTATGGTAGTCGAGCTTTATTTTTTGGCTTATTTTAAGGCTCACCATTAAACGATTATATTTCAGTTGATTAATAGTAAAGGCAGTATATAAACACGTGCGTACGGCTTAAATACGGGCGTTCTCGTTTGTGTATATGGATTAAATTACATACATTTGGAGAAATGAGATAACAATTAATATCAATAGTGTTTATAGTAAAGTTAGTGATAGTAATAATCGTGATTCTTTAGTTAATAATGTTAAGTGTGTAGAAGTTTATCTTAAAGTATTGATATAGTTGTTATTTTATATCCCCCGTAGAAGAGTGAAATAGTTGAGTTAGAGTTTGTATATATGTCATTTCAATCAATTAAATAGCGATTTAATAATCATTGTTTTGCCTCCTCTACGGGGGGTTTTATATAGTCTTATTTTAAATATTAACTTAAATTAAATTGATATGGCTGATATTCGTAAAATTGAAAATTTTGGAGTTAATGAAAGAACATTAGAAGATATAAATTATAATTTTAATGAACTTAAATCATTAGCAGGAAGTGGAGATAATAAAGAATTGTTAGATTCATTAGCTGAAATTAGTCTTAAAGTTGAAGATCTTAGTACTAATGTTGCAAATAATGCTGCAATGACTACTAATTTGATTAGTATGGTAGAACAATTAGATTCTAAAATAGATAGTATTGAGACAAAACTTACTGCTATGAGTAGTAAAATAAATGATATACTTACTAAATTAAATTCTTTAACTCCTTCTGCATAATGGCAAGTTTAAATCAATTAGTAAGTGAAATTGCTCATAGTTTAGGACAACCTAATAATTATGCTTTAAGAGAAAACATTAGAAGTATAATTATTCATGAAAGAAATGAAAAGATTCGTCGTAGCTATGAGAATCATGGATATGTTGATAAAGGATTAGAACAAAGATATACAGTTAGTCTTGAAGAAATTAATGATGGAGATATTAAAATTCCTGATGGAATGGAAGATATTGGAATTAATAAAATAAAGAAAACTGTTCAAAAAGTACCTCGTCCTGTTAGATTAATTAATAATCTACCTTTTAACGAAGTTAGTACAGTTGGTTTTAAATATCATGTAACTATTCCTTTTATTAGTGAATCTCGTGCAAGATTTAGAAGTTTTGTTCCTGGATTATGTGGACTTCCTTGTTATGACTATATTAATGATTATATTTATCTATTTCCAATAGGTAATAGTTCTACTGATAATATAGATAAAATTTGTATTAAAAGTCCTTTTGAACATCCTAAAATGGTAGAAAAGAGTAATCTTAATGGAGAAGTATCTTTTGAGTTTAATAATGATGACGATGAATGGTTTTTACCGGAAGATATGATCGGAAGTATTAAAGATACAATATATCGTAGAGATATTATGACTACTGTTCGTGAAACTAATGAAATACCTAAAGAAAACTTAGTAAGATAATGAAATTAGACAAAGACATTTTTACGTATTATGAAGAGTATGTTAGTAATGCTCAATACGAACTTGAACAATGTAATAAGAAAAGAAAAGAAGCTGTTGTTATAGCTGATACAGCAAGACAGTTTATGGAGAATAATCTTGATATGCTTAATAAAGCTCTTGAATTTGATATAAGAGATTATAAAGAATTTAAAGATGATAGATATTATGAAGATGGAGAACTTCATGATAAAATAACTAAATTATTTATTAAAGCTAAATCAAATAGTAAAGAGAGAAATTTAATAGTTTATACTATTAGATGGATTAAAGCTCTTGAACGTATTCATAAATATGATACTAAAAAAGAAATTCTTCAACGTCGTTCTGAAATGAAGTTTGATACTTTTAGAAATTATGTTAGAAGATATTATAATCAAGTACAAGTAGAAATACTTGAAGGTAATTCTTATAGATATTGTCATGGTATTGGAGATATTTATATTAATAGATGTAAAAACTCTAAAGGTGCTAACTATAAAGGTAGACTTGATTATAGAGAAACTGAAAAGCGTAAACAACAACTTATTAAAGAAGGTAAAAGATTATATAACGCTGATGATGCTAAACGATATAAAGAAGCCGGAAAAATATATGATGGTGTAGATTATAGAGTTTATAAAAAAGAAGATTATTTATATCAATTTGCTATTAGTAATTCAAGAATAAAGAATTGTGGTATAGTTAAATTTGAAAGAACTGATTATAGATCAAAATCTCTTAGAGGTATTACTGACGAAGAGATATCTATATTATGTAAAACTAAAGAAGATATTTATAATCTTGATGCAGATATGAGAGTTAAACTTAAACAACTTCTTATTCTTGACCCTACATGTTATATTAATTATATTAGAAATAATGAACAAAAACCTTTTAAATATAGAGCGTTTGATAGGAAAAATTGATAATGATTTTAATCCTGATAATAGCGATTGGATACCTCGTGTTGGTGCTTGGGTTATTGATGGATTAAGTCAACTTAAATGTTTACCTAAAGAATTAAAGAAACGTAAAGTTCAAATAATAGATAATGTAGGTATATTATCTTGTCCTATTGATGCTAATAGCTTGAAAGTATTTGATAAAAATGGTTGTGAAATACCGGAAGCTAAAAACAATAATTGTTGTGGTAATAAAACAAATTATATTCCAGAACAAATAGGAGTTAGTCAAGTGTCTGATGATGTTAAAGAAAGAGTTATAATAGCTAATATTATTAATCCTTCTAATAGAAATTATGTTATAACAGGTGGAAATAAAATTGAAATAAATTTTGAAGCTGATTATATATTTATAGAATCGTTAGAAGTTGTTCAATATTTTAGTGAAACATATAATTGCGATCTTCCATATATATTTGACGACGGTATTCTTCTTGAAGCTCTTAGTTTTTATTGTATGTATAAAATGTTAGGTAGAGGTTATAAACATCCTGTATTTAGTTTAACTGGACAAGAACCTGTTAATCCATATATACAATGGCAAAGACTTAAAAGCAATGCTACTGCAAGTGTTAAAATAGCTATGCGTAAACATGCCAATGACGAAGGATGGAATAACTTCTTTTTCAATAGTACATTCTTACCTCGAAATAGATAATTATGGAAATAGTAAAATCATTGAACTTGAATAAAGTTCCACAACAAGTAGAAAATAATTCTCTTGTATGTGCAAAGAATATAAAAATAAGTTCTGACGGAACTTATATAACTAATGAAGAAGGTATAAAAAGTATCTATTCTGTAAATGACTCCGCAAGTAAAATTGTCGGGGTCATTGCTTGTAATACGGAGTTGGTTATTTTTCAACATAATACTACTAATAATAAATCTGATATTTATAGATATAACGAAATTGATAATTCTTTAAGACTTGTTCCTACTGGTTGGAAATGGGAAGGAGGAGTTGTTAAAGGTACTTATACTTATAATATTAATGATCAACTTATAATAGCTATTACTGAAATAAATAGTACTGACGGAAATGTATTAAAAACTATAAATTTAGATACATCTACTGAAAATGATAAAGATAATTATTATCATTTAGCTCCTGATGTTCCACATGCATATATGAGACTTAATAATATTATATTAGGTACAAGTATGCCTTGTGGAACTTATTATATGTTTATTAGATATAAAATAACTACTAATACATATACAAAATGGTTTCCTATTGGCATTCCTTATATAATTGCAAATATAGAAGATAAAGAAATTATAAATCATTATTATCCTTCTGGTAATGATACTTCTGCTGCAAGAAATATGAGAACTACTGTTAAAATGCCAATTAATAGTAATAAAGAATCTAATACAAATTATGAATTTATATTAAAGTTTGAAGAATTTGATATATATAAAGAATTTCAATTAGGATATATACTTGATACACATAACGAAACTGTATGTAGAATATGGCAAGAATTTGATATAGATTCAACAGTTTCAGTAATATTTAATGGAGTAGGAGCAAAAGAATATAATATAGACGATATGCTTGAAAATGCATTTGATCTTACAAATGTAGATACTATATGTAATTATAGAAATAGATTATATGTAGCTAATTATGAAGAAAATAATTTTATAAATAAGAATTATGAAGCATATGCAAATAGAGTTAAAGTTAGATATACTTTAACAGAATTTGAAAGTCCTATTCAAACAAATAGTAATGCTGTATTTTATACATCTTCTAAAGAAGTTAAATTTAATATTAAAACAACACAAGGAAATAGTAGAAGTGATGAAAAAGAATATGTATCTTTTAGTGATATTTTTAATGCTTTTGCTACAAATCCTAATTTAACATCTGGTTGTTATCTTATAGATACAAATGGAATACATAGAAATATAGATTATTGTTTGCTATATATTAATGAAAATGAAATAAATACAACATTAGCATATAGTAGATTTATAGAAACAGGAGAAATAATAAACTGGGAAAATATATTTCCTATTACTAATACTACTGTATATAATTCTGATGGAACTGTAAATAATAATTTTACTATTGTAACAAGTATACAAGTTAAAAATATACAACGTAAAAAGTATGATACTACAATAAATGATTTTAAATATAATATAAATTTACATAAACGTAGTCTTATACCAAATCAAGTATATAATTTTTTTATTCATTTTGTTAATGCTAATGGAACATTTACTAATGGTTTTAAATTAAAAAATGATAATAGTAATATGTTTTCTATTACAGATAGAACTCATCCTATTACTGTATCTGGTGAAACTATATTAGCTGATGTAAATAAATCATCTGCGGACGATATATTTGATAATGAACTTATAAATACAAATCGTGTATGTGATGTATTTAATAATTTTAAATCAAGTACAAGACAATTTGGATATTATACTAATAGCAATGGAGATAGTTTATTTAAAGCTCCTGATGTTAAAACAAGACCTAATGATATAATAGGAATAGAATGTACAGAAATAGATATTCCTCAAGAATTTGTTGGATATTTTATAACATATGAAGAAGTAGAAAATAATGTATTATATACTTCTTTAGTAAGATATAAAACAAGTTCTGGTGGAACTCTTACAAAAGATCCTAAATTTTATGCATCTGATGTATTTCTTCTTAATAGACCTTATAGAGGATTATATGGTAATTTAGAATATTCTATTAATAATATTCTTGGAGATTCTCCAACATATATAAATGGAACTGATACAAGATATCTTATTAGAAATTCTAAAATACATAGATCTTCTGAGTATTCAGAAGAATATATAGACATAGATATAGATCTTACTGCTTCTCCTACAGATATAGCTTATAAAGTATATAATATATATGGAATTAATAAATATATTTATACTAATAAAAATAAAAATCTTATTAGATTAGGAGATATAAGATATGTTAAAAATAATAATAGAGATAATTTAATATTTAAAGAAGATGAAAATTCTGATATATTTAATTATCCTGGATTTATAACAGATGATGAAATTATAATATATGATCCATCAATGTATGTTGGAGATGATGGTTATCCTAAAAATTCAACTACGGGAAATGATATTACAACAGGACAATATGCAAATGCTTATAAGTTTAGAAAGTATTGTATAACAGATATAAATCTTCGTAATATAAAAGAATCTTCTGAAACTATTTCATATCCAGATAAACAAAGTGCTGATAGACCTGTATTAACTTCTATTATTGTTAGACCTATAAATCAATCAGATTTATTTGAATTAAATATTGCTAATTATGATACAATAGATAAGAAAAAATACATAAATCGTAACACAGAAATAATTTATGTAAATAATTTTAATAGGACTATTAGAAGAAGTGATGTTATTAGTGATGAATCTTTTGAAAATTCATGGAGAATATTTAGACCTAATAATTATAAAGTAATATCAGAAAACAAAGGAAATATTACAAATATAGTTGGAGTTGGTTTATATCTTCTTGTACATACAGAACATTCATTATTTATGTTTAATAGAGACGCTTCTCTTAAAACACAAGATAAAGATGTTCAATTAACTATTCCTGATGCTTTTGATACTGAATATCAAGAAATATTTACTTCTGATAAAGGATTTGGAGGACTACAAGATAGAAATTCATGGATGATTAATCAATATGGATATACTTTTTACGATAATGATTCTAAGAATATATACACATTTGATAATGGTGCTCTTAATATATTATCTTTACCTATATGTAAATTATTAGAAAGTCTTGATATTGTACGTATAATATTTAGTGATGATACAACTATTAATAATAGATTTATAATAAGTATTGAAGATAAAAATGGAGAATATATAACTCTTAGTTATAATTATCTTGTTAAGAAATGGATTAGTTTGCATGATTATTATTTTAAAAGATCTCATTCTACAAAGAATAAATCTTATTTTATAATAGATCAAAATTCTATATTTACATTTGATAATACTAAGATATGTAAATTTGAATCTATGCAAATTAATAATGCTAAATTTCCAGTATATCTTTCAGAAAGAGGAGATATATCTTATAGTTATTTAGATGTTATATATAATGAAGCATATACTCATGTTAAATCTCTTGAATTTATTAGTTATGTTCTTAGTGAAGTTATAGATTATTTTAGTCATATTAATCAAGCCGAAGAATGTTCTAATAAAAAATATAGTGGTTATCAATGTATAATATATACTGATTCTACATATAGCGGATTATTAGATATAAATACTGCTAATTTAAAGAATCAATTTAATAATTATAAATATCCTTATTTTGATAAAGGTAAATGGAATTTTAATTATTTTCGTAATTATATTGAAAGACCTAATGCTGATTTAAGAAGTTTAATATATGGTAAATATATTGTTATTAGATTTATATTTAATAATGATTCAGGAATTAAATTTAAATTAGAAGATGTAGATTTTAAAGTTAGAAGTTATGAATAAAAAATTAAACACAACTGGTCTTAGACCATGTAGAAAAGCATTTATAGGAGCTGTCGTTGGTGCAGTTGGCAGTATAGCTTCTGGAATTATGAGTTCTAATGCTAATAAAAAAAGAATTCAATTACAAGAAGAAGAAGAGAAAAAAAGAATTAATAATCAAAAAGCTGCTCAACTTAATGCTATGCATGATCAAACAAGAGTTCTTGATGAAGAATTTGAAGATAGATTTGCAAATCAATATAAAGCTGGTGGTAAATTTAGTATAGCACCTTCTAAGAAAGGAACTTTTACAGCTGCTGCAACTAAACATGGTAAAAGTGTTCAAGCATTTGCAAGTCAAGTTCTTGCTAATAAAGATAATTATAGTTCTAAAATGGTTAAAAAAGCTATTTATGCACATAATGCTCCTAAATGGAAACATGCATATGGTGGAGATGATGCTGTTGTTCCTATTATAAATAGAGGTGGTTATGCAGTTCCGTTGAATAGCTCAGTAGCTCTCCTACGGGGGGATAAACATAGCAATGGCGGCATAGATATTGGAGTTGGCAAAAATAGAATTGAAGCTGAAGGTGGAGAAGTAGTTAAGATAGATGGAAATAAAATGAAAATTCTTAGTGCTCAACCTATTCTTAATGGTCAATCTCCTGCTGATAAAGTTATTAATAATCCTGAAAAAGCTAATGAAGTTTTTGAACAACAAGAAAATTATAAAGATAGAATGGGATTAAATGATGATGGTACTTCTAAATTTAAAAGAGGTGGAAAAAGAAATATTGCTGCTAAAATAGATACTGATGCTTTAAGTGATGCTAAAAATTTAGCTGCTGCAAAAGGTGCTAATATTAAATCTTATGGTGTTTCTGATATTATAAGTAAAACTGCTGGGAATAATGAAGGGCTTAAAGAAGTTAATAGAAAACGCCCCGTAGAAGAGTCTCAACCTAAGTTAACTAAACGTCAAAGATTTAATAAAGCATTTGCGGAAGCTCGTAAAGCTGGTGTTAAAACATTTGAATTTGAAGGTGGAATTTATGGAACTCAATTAGCTACTGAGACTAAACCTGCTACTAAGTCTGTTGTTAAACCTGTTGTTAAATCTGTTGTTAAATCTGATAAGACAATGACTGAGCCAGTTATTCAGCAGACAGATAAAAACGTATCTAAAACGCCCATAGATAGCATTTCTAAGCCGAATATTGTATCGACATATCGTTCTGATACAATTGCTTCAAATAAAACAAACGTTCAACAGACAAGCTCAGAACAAGTAATTCAAAAACCTTTACAAACAGTTGATAGAAGTAAAAAAGGTGTCAGAGTTAGTGCTAATTTTGGAGATTTAGAAAAAGGTGGAATAGGTTTTGACATAGGTGGAAAAACATATTATGCTGCAAGCGAAGAAGATAGAGATTCTTTTATTAATAAAGTAAATGAAGTTCTTAATAAAAGAAGAAATAATAATAATGTTAGTAGAAATAGATTTGGTAAAGTTATTAATAAAAATAATCTTAATCAAAATAAGAAATCTAATAAAGTTAGTGAAAATATTAGTGATCTTAAAAATGGTGGTATTAAATTTTCTCTTAATGGAAAAACTTATTATGCAGCTACTGAAAAGGATAAGAATATTTTTATTAATAAATTTGGTTCTAAAAACAAATTTAAACTTGGTGGCAAAGCTGCTTTAGGAAAGAAATCATTTATTGATGATATTGGAGTTAATAAGTCTGATATTATTGGTGCTGGAATTAGTTTAGCAGGAAACTTAGCAAGTGGTATTGCTGGACTTGTAGCAACAAATAAAATGAAATCTCCTTCTGCTCCTGTATCTTATACTCCATCTAAACTTAAAACTAATTATAATATTGCTCCTCAATTAAGTCAACTTGAAAGATTAAGAGCAAGAAATGTTCAAGATATTGATGCCAATACTGCAAGTTCTGTTGCTTCACTTTCTCGTAAACAAAGACTTGATACTGATATAACAGATAGAGCAAATATTCTTCGTGGAGAGAAAGAAAATATTGAAACTGAATTGATTAATAGAGATCTTCTTAATCAACAACAACAAAGAGATAAAAGCACTGCTCAATATAATGCTTATCAAGATAAAGTATCTGAATTTAATAATCAAAAAATTGCAAGTAGAAATGCTGCTGTTAACAATATAATAGCTGGTATTACTACTGCTGCTGGAGATTTATTAACTCGTGGAGAAACTCGTAAAAGAGAATCACAAGAACAAGCATTAATACTTGCTTCAAGTCCTGATATGAGTCCTGCTTTGTTAGCTCAGAAAGGATATAAATATACAAGAAGTGAAATGGAAGATTTTGTTAAATATGGTAGAGATGACGAAAAGAGATATTTTGCTAATAGATTAGGCATTCCATTAAGTAAAATTTTAAATAAACCTAAAAATATTGGTTTACCTAAACTAACAAGTAATATAAAAGGTAAAACTCTTCCATCAAAATTATCCATTTAATTAATAAACTTTTCTCATAGTATGTAATAGTACTATGAGAATTTATTGTTATATTGACAGCAAATTAAATATATAAGTATATGCCACTACCCGAATTAAGTTATGTTGGATATAAACCGAGAGAGATAATAGCAAAGCCTTTAGATAGACTTGCTGACACGGTTAAAACTCTTGATGCTAAACATCAACAAGCTATTAATCAACAAGCTGCTATTGAAGCTAAACTTGGAGAGCTTGATCTAAATGAAGCTGAAGATGTTTGGAGAGCTAAATATGCAGATAAAATACGTAGTACTATTGATGAGCAAGCTCAATTTGGTAATTATGCTTCTGCATTAACTACTGCTACTAAAGAAGCTGGTAAATTTTTAAATGATCCTGCTCTTAGAGGTAGACTAAAAGCTCAAGCAGAATATAAAAAATTTAATGAAGAGCTTGATTCTAATAATAGAATAAGTGAAAATATAAAGAATTATTATAGAGAACAAAATAAATATAATTATGAAGATATAACTGATGAGAAAGGAAGAATTGTTGGTGGTACGGCATGGACTCCTACAGCTCGTCCTGTTGATCAAATAGATATGACTCAAGTAATGCAAAGAGCATTGCAATTTAGTGCTAAAGAAGCTGGCGGAAGCAACGCTGTTTATTTCAAGAAAGCTGATGGTACTATGACTACTAATCCTAATGAATCTGCTGATGGTCTTCCTTATTATCAAAAAGAAGGTTCTTTTCAACAACTTACAAGAGATAAATTAAGTGCAGGTCTAAAAGCTGCTATTGCTAATACTCCTGGAGCTGCTGAAAGTATTAAACAAGATTATGATGTAGCTGTTTGGGAAACTAAAAAATCTGATAAAGGAACTGGCGAATTAACTATTAGTTCTGTAACAGATGATTCTGGTAGATTCTTAACAGAAGAACAATATCTACAAAAAAGAGTAGATCCATTTCTTAAATCTGCTACATTCTATAATGCTGAAAGTAAAATAACTCCTCTTGCTGGAATGAGCGTTGCTGCTAAAAGAGCTGCTGATAAAGCTGCTGGAGATAAATCAGAAAGTTTATTATTTGGTAAAGCAAGTGCATCAGGCGGAGTAATTAGTAAACCATCTGCTACTTTAAGTGAAGTTGGAGCATATGCTAATAATCTTGCATCATCTTACGATCAATATCTTCAAAAATATAATATTCCTTATGATGCAAATACTAAAGCATCTGATAAATATGCAATGGCAGCAAAAGCTATTCAAGGAGATACTTCAATACCTTTTGCACAAAAAGCTGCAATACTTGAAAATTTAGCTAAAACTAATATTCAACAAAGTGATGCTCAAAGCACATTTGAAAAAAGTATTAAAAAATTTGAAGATAAAGAAACTAAATCTGATATAGAATTTGTATCTCTTATTGATGGTAATTCTGATTTATCAGCTTATTCTAATAATCCTAATGTTCAAAAATATAATAAAGCGTTTAATAAATTATTTGGTAATAATATAGCAGAAGTAGAAGTTAATTTTACTGATGATGATATATTTAATCAAGTACTTAATAATATTAATGGAAATAATATTAATGGAGCTACAGAAAAAGGATATGGTGTAGATAAAAATGGAAGAACTATTAAAGTATCAAGAGAACAAGCCAATAATATAATAGAACTTGTAAATGCAATAGGTTTAAATAATATAACAGGTTTTAATAAGAATACTAATATTCGTAAGAAACTAACTAATGGTCAATATGTTCAATCAGAGAATAAATATGATTTAGCAAGTAACGAAATAGTATCTTTTGCTAATGTTTATAATCAAGCTAATAAACGTTTTGAGAATAAAACAGATTCTATGTTTGGACAACCTATTAATAGAGAAATTAGAATATTTGGAGAACAAGATCTTGGAGCATATATATTTAAAGTAAATCCTGAAAAATATTCAGATGCTGCTGCTGCAAAAAAAGATTTTGATGAACAAACAAGTAAATTATTGCAAGATGCAAATTATGCTAATACTCCTATGTATGCTGGAGTTGAAGGTAAATCTGGACAACCTGTTCTTGAAGGATCTAAAAGAGATGCGTATGGAAGATTTTTTAAACGTCAATTAGGAGATAGTAGTAGATCTAAAGCAGTAACTGCTTCTGCTATTAAAAATATTGATGGTCAAATAGGTACTAAATTAAGTTATCATGGACAAGTAGATGACACTGATATTAAAATACTTAAAGATTTAGGTATTGATTATAAAAATGGTGCAGATATAGAAATATATATACCTGGTCTTATAGCAAGTAATCTTAACGAAGCTATTTCTAATGATCCTATATATCAAGCAGAAGTTGCAATAGATAAAGCAGAGGATATGAATACTGATCTTACTTTATACAATGGTAGAATGGGAAGAAATGTTCTTAAAATTCAAAATGGATTATATTATATTGAAGATAATAATGGTGATGTTAGAAATGTTAGTAGAGATGAAGCTGTAAATATTAAAGCTAATTATAATCAATTATATATTAGAGAAGAAATGTTTAAAAATATTCCTTATAATTCTTTAAGTGAAAAAGAACAAATTTATTATTGGAATATTACTTATCCTATAATAATTGACGCTTTAGGTATGGACGTTAATAATATTAATGAAACTGATAGAAGTGAAATTACGGATTATTATAAAAATATGTTTAAACAATGATAGATGATAAATTAAAAATAGCACTTGACGCATCTACTGCTGATAATAAGACTCCTGCTACAACAGGAGTCTTTGCTGCATCTGGTAAGAAAGATGTTCTTACAGATGATAGTACTAATACTCTTCCTAAATTAGCTCATAGTTTTTTAGAAGAAGTTCAAACATTTGATAAACCTGCTGCTAATTTAAGTATGTATGAAGATCTAACTAAATATGAAGATTATGGTGTTATTGTTAATCCTGTAGATCAAAATCTTGATAAACAACGTGCTCGTAATCAATCAGCACTTGAACAGTTTGGAAATTCATTAATGCAAGGAGTTGTAGGAGAAGTAATAGGTGGTACTATTGGTGGATTTGGAGCAATAGGAGATATAGTACTTGGTGCAGCATTTGGTGAAGATAATGATTATGAAAATGCTATAACAAGAATAGGAGATTCTATTAGAGAAGGTACACAAGAAAATTTTCCAATATATCAAGAAAATCCTGAAAAAGCTCTTGACTTTGGAGATAGTGGATATATATTTAGTAGACTTCCTTCTGTTCTTAGTAGTATAAGTTTACTTATACCTGGAACAGCAGCTACAAAAGTTGCTACTAAAATTGGTAGTTTGGCAAGAATGTCTAAACTTGGTAAAACTATAGAAACAGCAGCTAAAGCTGGTAAATACGGTAATACTATTAAAAACGCTTTAACTCCTGTTAATGCTGCTAAATTAGGAAGTTATGCTGAATCTGCTTTAACTGCTGCTGGTATGCGTATTGGTGAAAATTATCAAGAAGCAAGACAAACTGCTCAGCAAGTTAAAGAAGAAACTATTGATAGATTTAGCAAAATGTCTGACGAAGAATATAATAAATTCTTAGAAGATTCTCCAAGTAATTTATTTGAAGGAATAGATGTTAACGATAAAGAAGCCGTTGCAGATAGAATAGCAAGTAAAGCTGCTGGTAGAGATTTTGAATGGAATCTTATTAATTTTACTATGGATTATTTACAACTTCGTGGACTTAGTTCGGCATGGAAAAATATGACATCTCGTCCTGCTTCATTAGCGCTCCGTGATGCCAATAAGATGGCAGCCAATACTATTAATCGCACAGCAGAAGAAATTGCCAATATGGGGCAAAAAACACTATCCTCGCGTGTCGGACAAGCACTAAAACGATCAAGCATGGGGACAGGGATTGTAGCGGTCGGAGAACTTAGTGAAGGTCTTGAAGAAAGTATTAATTATATTGCAAGTCAAGAAGGACTTTTATATGGTAGAATATTAAATGGACAAATAGATGAAGGAGATACTGAACAAATTAATAAAGCCCGTAATTACCTTAATGACCCTATGCTTTATGATAGTGCTCTTTGGGGTGTTATTGGTGGTGTGGTTTTTCATGGTCTTGCCGAAGGTTTCGGTAAAGTTTCTAATAGGCTTCGTAAAATCGAAGATATCGGAAATCAACAAAGATTAGATGAAATAAATGGTAGACAACTACAATGGGAACAAGGTCTTAATAAGATTCAAAAGATTAATGACGGTGTTAATCCTTATGAGTTAGAATTAGACGAAAAAGGTAATCCTATTTTTAGTGATGGTAAATTGACTTATAAAACTATAGAAGACGAAGAAGAATCTAATTATTTAAGAAATAAAGTTAATAATGAAATTATTACTAATATGACTCTTAATGCTATTAGAAATGGTAATTATAATCTTCTTAATGATTATTTAGCAAGTCCGGAACTTAAACAAAGATTAATAGAAATAGGATATTCTAATGAAGAAAATTATGAAGCTGATAATATAAATATAAGAAATATAGCAGAAGAAACTATGAATAAGTTTAAATCTTATTCTGAGTTATTACATAATGCTGATATTGAAGATATGTATTTATCTGCTGCTATTTCTCAAAATATTAGTAATGATAATATCATTAAAGATATAGATAATAAAATATCTAATCTTCAAAATAAAAATGATAATATTGCTAATAATAATCCTTTAATATCTGAACAAAGAATTTCTGCTAATTTAGATAATAGATTTAAGATTGGTATTCTTCAAGATTATCTCAATGAGATTAATAATAATCTTAAAGATAAACCTTCTAAACTTGAAGGTAAAGATAAATATTATTATAAAGAATTAGAATCTACTAAAGAAGTTATTAAAAAACAACTTGATAATTATAAAACTTTTTTAAATCCTCTTGAAGCATTTAAAGCTCAAATTCAAGAAGATATATTTTCTGGTAGAAATAATGATGAGATTCAAAAAGATATTGATAAATTTAAAGAAGAAAATCCTGATATAGATTTTAATGCAGCTAAAAATATATTTAGTCTAAATGCTATTGAAACATTTGCTAAAAATATTAATAAAGACTATATTGATAATCTTTACGATACAATAGCTCTTGAAATTGAACGTGCAAAGATAGATAAAAATATTATTCGTACTCAAAAAGAAGCAGTTACTTTTAAGAAAGAATTAGAAGAAGATTTAAATAATAAAAAAGAAATAGCTGTTAAAACTTCTAAGCAAGATGTTCAAAATCTTCTTAAAACTGATGAAAGAGAAGCTGTTTATAATTATTTACTTGGTGACGATAAAGTTGAATTAAAACCTGAAACTAAAAGAAAAGTTGAATTAGCTAAACAAGTTCTTTTACTCAATGATGATTTAAATTATAAAGAAGAACTTGAAGTAGAATTTAATAAAACTAAACCAAAAGAAATAGTAACAGTAGAAGAAAAAGTGGGTGTTATAAAACCCCCCGTAGAGGAGTCTACTAAGCCTAAACCTAAAACAGAATCTGTTGCTCCTGTAATAGAAACTAAATCTTCTCCTGCTATTAACATTCAACCTGTTAAAGTATCTCTTGAAAAGCCTATATCAGAAGAGGCTAATAATAAATTTAAAGAAGTTACTATTAATGCAGTAAATCTTGAATCTTCTAAAATAACTGAACAAGAACTTCTTAGTAATACTTTTGAAGTTGTTAAACCTTTTAATTATAAAGGTTATAAATATAAATCAATTGATGTTATTCAAGGCAGATATGGAACAGATATTAATATAATTGATGAGCAAGGTCTTGAAGAGAATATAACTTTAGATCAATTATCGTATCTTGTAGACAAAGGTTTTATTTCCTCTACGGGGGGTTTAAATCAGGATACTTTAGAGTCTGCTGATATTGAATCTGAAACTTCTAAGTTTGATGAAGTTAAAAGTAGATTTGACGCTGCTTATGAAATGATAGATTATTATGCTCAAGCAACTGGTAGAAAGAAAGATTCTCAAGGTAGAACAAAAATATCTATTGAAGATATGATGCGTTATGCAGTAGACGAAGTTGGGCAAGAAACTGCTAATAGTCTTTATGGAGATTTAAGAACTACTCTTTGGTTTATGAGTAATATTAATAATTCTGTTGTTATTATTGATAATAAAGATGTAGTCAATCAAAATGCTGCAACATTTCTTAATAAAATTAGTAAACCTAAGACAGAAGAAATAAAAGAATCTATTAAGAAAGATGATACTCCTGCTATTCTTCAAACTTTTGTTACTAATAAAGTTGTAGATAGAGTATTAAAAACTCCTGAACAAGTTACCAATTATGAAGCAGTAATGAGACTTAAAAAAGGAGATAAAGTAGATGCTGAGATTAATGATAAAGGAGCTATTGTTATAAAAAATAAAGGTATTGAAGTAGGTGTAATGCCAGCTATTCAAGTTGATGAATATGGTAATTATAATGCTGTAAATGAATTATGGAATTATAAAGTAGGTCTTAAACAAAATGGAACAAATACTTATAATAGTCCTTTTATAGATTCTATAAAAGATATTATTACAGGAGAAATAACAGAAGAACAAGACATGCTTCTTAATGATTTGGAAAATCTTAGAGTATCTATTAATACAAATCAATTTATAGAAGATTCGTTAAACGCTGTTTATAATAATCCTGTATATAAAGATTTAATTAGTAATTACGGAGTAGAAACTAATGATAATGAAAGTAGATTAAGACAAGCTAATCATATTCTTAAATTATTTGGTTATAATAATAATGTAGATATTACAATGAGAGCTGCTTATCCTATTATTAGTCAATCTTTAGATAGTTGGACTAATAAATTAGGTAGTAATTATTCTAATCTTAATAATATTAAGAATAATATTAGTGCTGGAAAACAATTAGTTGTTCATAATACTACAAGCGGAATACTTATTAAAGCTAAAGATAAAAATGGAAAACCTAAATTTAATAAGATTAAAGATGTTATAAGAGTAGAAGATTCTGATAATTTTAAATTATATTTTCCAACAGCTAACGGATTGTTAGTAGAAGGTAATGCTACACAAACTGTAACTACTAATACTAATTATCAACCTGGTTCTGCTGTAATGTTTACTAAAGATTCTGATGGTAGAAATGTTTTAGTACATTTATATCCTAATAGTTTAAGCGGTAAATATGGAGAAACAACAGAAGTTGCTAAAAAAATATCTGATAGTATTCATGAAACTATTTATAATGGTATTGAAAATATTCTTGATGGAAACATCAATGAATTTGAAAATATGATTAATACTGTTAGAGGTTATGTAGGTAGAGGAAATCTTCTTAAAGGAATAACAATAGTTCCTACACAATATGGTTATGCTATTAATTATGAAAACGGTCATGGACTATTAGTTAATTATAAAAGTGGAGATATTAATATAGTTCCTACTTTAAATGGCAAAACTGTACAATATACAACTAAAGAAGGTAAAACTGGAACTACAAGATATTTTGCTTATTCTGAAAGAAACCCAAGAACTACTGCTCAAACAATGAATCGTATAAGAAATATTGCTGGTGCTAAAAAAGATGCCATAAGTATTAATTATATGAAAGATGCTATACTTAATAACAGTAGACCTAATTATATTATTAGCAATGATGGAAATGTATATAATGATGCAGACGGAAATTTTGTTATTAAACTTCCTAATGGAGAAGAAATAAAATCTACTAATTATAAAGATTTTCTATTAGATAATAATTTATTAACTACTGATGTCGATGCAGTTAGAGATTCAGAAGGAAATAATTTAGGAAATTTTGTTGAATCTGGAGAAGGATTTGGAGCAGATAAAAATATATATGTAACTTTAGAGAATAAACAACCTAAAACAAAAGTTTCTAATATTGAAAATAAACCAAAACAAGCTATTAGTAAAGGAGAATCTTTAGTTAATATAGCTAATTCTTTTGGAGTTACTGAATATAATTCTATACTTGAAGTATTTGATAAACTTGGTGTAAAAGTAAATCCTAATATATTAAGTAATAGAGGACTTCCTAATATAAACGCTACTTATGATCCTAATACTAATACAATAAATATATATAATAAGTTATTTAAAAATAGTCCTGATAGAGCTGTTAGAATATTAGTACATGAAGGTTTACATCATTATATAAGACAAATTAATAATTATAAAGAATTAGCAAATCAATTTAAGAATGTTATAGATTACTATAAACAAGTTACAAATAATCAAACTGATCAAGAACTTAAAACTAAAATGGAAAGTTTTCTTGAAGGTGAAACAGAAGATGTTCAACTTGAAGAATTTATAGTAAAAGCATTAACTAATAGAGATCTTATTGATATTCTTAATAATATTAATTATGATGTAGTAGGAGAAACAAAAGAAAATAAAAGTTTATTTAAGAAGATATTAGACTTAATGGTAGAACTTATTTCTAATGTTTCTAAAATAAATGATAATACTCTTCTTGCTGAAATAAATAATATATTTAATAATTTTAGTGAACAAGTATTAAATGAACAAATAGAAACTCAACAAGAACAAGTTGAGCAAATAGAAGTTCAAGAAACTATTCCTACAGAAGTTCAAGAAACTATTCTTGAAGAACTTCCTGGAGAACTTGATGATCCTTTTGCTGGAATGGATATTGATGATAGTTTTCTAACAAGTGAAGATGTTGAATCTGATCAAAGAGTTGTTGGAAGTATTAATAGTCTTATTAATAAAATGACTCCTTATGAGAAAGAACAATTTGATAATCTTAATAATGAAAGTTTGATAAATATTGTTTGCTATTAATAGCACAAAATTCTAATAAAATTGTATATTTGAGCCATAGAACTAATTGTTCTATGGCTTTATTTATTAATAATAATTTTAAAACAAGTAAAAGTATGAGTTGTGATTTTAATTCGCTCAGTAGTCCTAAAACTGGTACTGAGTCAAGGCTATCGCAATTATTGTTTAATCGTTTAAACAATAACAAATCAGAAGTTATTAGTGTTTATGAAACTGCTGTATTGAACAAAGAATTTAAGCAATGGTTTTTAGACAATGGAGGATTTGAATATGACGCTGATAACATTGATGGAAGAAAAGTAGGAACGCTTATTAAGAAAGTTAAAGAATTTCAAAATAAGTTTGAATTTAGAATTGGCAGAGACAGAAATGTTGATAGAGTACGACATAATGTGTTTCCTACTGTTGATATGGAAAATCATGCTATAAATGTTATAGCAGATATTTATCTTGATGTAGAAGATAAATTAAGAGGAATCGGTAAAGCAGTGAATAGTGATAATATTCGTATGGCTATTCTTGCAAGGCTTAAAAAACATTATAGTAATCCTACTCTTACAAAGAATCAAAAAGATTTTGTATATAAAATGATTACAAGTGTTTATAACAAAGATAGTCTATTTAGAAATATGCTTCGTCAACCAAGAACTATAGAGTTAAGCAAAAGTTTAGGAGTTTTATCTGAAAATGAAATAACTAATGATGATGAAGCAATATCTATTTCTGATATAATGGCTAATGAAGAATATGCTAAAGATTGGTCAGATAGTATTGGAGAACGTCGTTCTATATCTAAAACTATAAGTAGAGAAGTACGTAGAATATTTAATCTTACTAAAAAATTAGATTCTATTGAAAAAGTCAATGGAAAAAATGTATATGACTATGCAGATAATACTTATTCAGGTATAGCAGAAAGTATTAATTTTCAAGATTATGTTCGTACTATATTTAATGGTGCTAATTTTGATAATATTGATTCATTTATTCAATCGTTACATGATTTAGCTCGTAGTCAAAAAGATAGACTATCTCTTGAAGAAATTGCTGATAAATGTGAATCTGATAAAAACATTGCTAATCTGCTTTATGTTAATTTTAATCAACCTGTAATTAAAAGAAGTAGTCTTATTTTAAGTGAAGGAAGTGCTGAGCCTTCAATAGATAATGTTAATTCTGATCCTGTATTAGTACTTCGTAATACTATATTAGGTAAAGTACATAATTCTGTTGGTGCTAACATAAGTGGTTTAAGAAATTGGATTGATAGTATTAAATTTATTATTGATAAAGGAAATATTAATGATAAAGTTATATTAGCAAAAGGTGTTGAATTTAATAATGTCGAATCGGCTATTGCTTCACTATATAATTATATTGATTTAGGAATTAGTGAAGAAGCCATTAATAACTATATACAAAATGAAACTGGTACGTATAATGAAAAAATACTTAATCTATACAATAACTTTAATAATCTGTTTAGTAATTTATTGGAGTCTATTAATAATGCCAAAACTAACATGCAGATGCATAACGAGAGGTATAAGGAATGGGCTAAAGAAAAACAAATTGCAATAGAAGCAGGAGAACCTATTCCTGTTTTTGAAGATGTTCCAGAAAATGAAAAACTTAAAGTTATTACAGATAAGTTTATGTCTAATATTCTTGATACATCTAATATGTTTGCTAAATATCAAGATGTTAAAACAGAACTTAATAGTAAAAACATAGAAGGTGAATTAGTTGCTGATACTATTAAACATTCATATTTAACAAGATTCTTTCAAAGAATGAAAAATGCAGTTAGTGCTGAAACTTATTTTAAAATGAAAGCTGCATTTCCACAATATGAAAATAGTAATATTCTATTTGAGACTACTGATGAAAATGGTAACATTCGTATTCCAGGTATGTTACGTATGGTTAATAATCAACTTGTTTTAACTCCTTATTATAGATTCTTAGATATGGAATTATTTAATGGGGCTAAAAATGAAGTATTAAATGAAACTGCTACATATTCTGCTATGTCTCAAGCAGATTTTGATATAACTGCTTATAATAATTATTTAAATATTTCTAATGGTTCTCCTACAACTCAAAGAGTTGGAGACAATAGTAATAGAACATTTGAAATGGCAAAGTATTTTATACAGACTCCATCAGATGCTCCTAAAACTTTTGTTATCAATAGTTATAAATTAGGAATTAAAGGACTTATTAGAAATGATGGAACTATTAATAGAAATCATTCTATATATCTTGCTTTAAATAATATTCTTAATCAAGAAATTGTAGATATGCGACAAGCATTTGAAACTATATTTGAAGTAGATGAAAATAATAATTTAGTTTATGAAGAAGAAACTGTTGATAATTATGGTAAGAAAAGTAAACCTAAATTAAAACATTCTAAAGATAATATAACTAAAGATCTCTATAAACAATATCATTATAATGGAGCTGGTCCTGTTGTAAATGGTAAATTAACAGGTAATGTATTTCAATTTTGGAATCTTCTTATTGATTATAATGATAAGAAAAATGGAATGAGAAATCTTAATGTTTTAATTGATGATAGTACTAAAGATAATAGCGTTACAGTAGAAGGCATGTGGAAATTCCTCTACGGGGGATTAAACAATAGCTTAAATGATTATATTGATAATTATATAAAAGTTAAAACAGAAGAAGCTGTTAAATATTTTGATGCATATAAAGAAGAAATAGATAATTATTCTCCTGAAACTGCTAAAGAATTTGTTCTTAATTATAGTATTCAATATATTAATTATACTCAATTATTTAGTGGTAATCCTAAATTTTATAAAGATACTCGTGATACTATAAAACGTAATAAAGAAATTCAAGGTAGTGGATTATCTTATGCTGCATATAGTATAGATAATTATGATATTACTAAAGATAATGATATAGCTGTTATTAATATTGGTAATAAAAACATAAAAGTAACAAATAAATTCAATTATGCTACTATTTACAATACTATTAAACCTACTGATAATATTGATGGAATCATCAAGAGAATGAAAGCTGGAAATGTTCCAGAAAATATTATAGAATTTATTACAGGAAAGTACGAAAGCAATAGTAAAGTTAATGATGCTCAATCTTATATTACATTAGATGAATTTGTTCGTAGAGTATATTTATCAGGAGAATATAATAATTATAAAGATACTATTGAAGCATTATATGATGAAACTAAACCCATAGATTATGAAGAATTAGGTAAACTTATACAAGTTCAAAAGAATTTTTATTATGAATTACAAGCTGATTTAAAACATAATCTTGAAGCACCTATTCAAATAAAGAATGCTGAATTTGTTCTTATACCAAGATTTTTAGGAGATAGTGAATTATCTATTCTTAATAATGTAATGAGTAATAATGGTATTGATCAGTTAAATACTGCTGAAACAGAAAAAGCTGGTCAAACAGGTTTTCTTACATTCTGGGATAATAATGGTAATCTTACAGAAAATAATCTTAATGATTTTATTAAGAATCTTCCTACTAATACAAAAATAGGTTATTATAATAATCTTTATAAACAGCAAGATACTCCTCAACATATGGATGATGTTAATAAAGCAGGAGTTCAAATTGTAAAAAAGATGCTTGATAATCTTAAAGGTGAAAAAGGAAATTATTTAAGAAATAAATTCTTTGATTTATTTACTACTAATATTGAAGAAAGCTATGAAGATCTTACAACTGAATTAGGAGTTAGTAAAGATAAGAATGGCAATATTATATTTGATGATCTTGGTAATATTGTTATTGATAATACTAAATTCTATGATTTAATTCGTGATGAATTTAGTAGATTAGGAGTTGATAGTAATATGATGGATTATGCTAATATAGATGTTAATGGTACACCTATTATGCCTAATTATATGCCTATGGTTCGTAAAAAGATTATGAGCATATTTCAATCTATATTTACAAGTAATGTTACAAGACAAACTCTTCCTGGTTTTCATGCCGCTCAGGTAACTAATGTTGGTTTTGATAAAGCATATAAACAATCTGATTATGAAGCAAAAACTGGTAGTTCATTTAGAAAACTTAGATATCATCCTGATGGTAGCGATTATGTTGAAGTAATGATACCTGTATGGAAAAAAGGTCTAATTAAATTATATGAAGAAAAAGGAGAACTTTTATTAGAAGATTTAGAGAAAGAAGGACTTACAGATATGATTGGTTATCGTATTCCTACAGAAGGTAAACAATCAATTGTTAAAATGAAAGTTGTTGGACTTCTTGATTATACTCAAGGTTCTACTATTATAGTTCCAGATGAATTTGTAGCTCAAACTGGTGCTGACTTTGATATTGATTCTGTATATGGAATATATAAAGATTTTTATATTAATAAAAATGGTAAAATACGTTCTATTGATTATATAGCAGGAACAACAGAAGAAGATAATAAAAAAAGATATACTAATTATATTAATGATTTTAGATTAAAGTCTGAACTTAGTTCTAAAGAATTACTTCAACTTATTACAATAGAAGATTATGAAGATTTTGATTTTGCACAAGCTGAACTTCTTGCTAAAAAAGAAAATAAAATGTCTTTTGATGAATTTAAACAGCTTCCAGTAGAAAAGCAAAATTCTCGTGCTGCTCGTAATAATGAAATACTTAATACATTTCTTGAAATAATGAATGATAGTAGTACTTCAGAAGAAAATTTTATGAGTAGTAATTTTGATGATATTGTTGATGCTAAACGTAAAATATATGATATACTTGGATTAAGTAAAGAATGGATTGATATTAATAGTTTTATTGGTCAATCTAATTATCGTAATCAAGTTATGTCTGGAGCTACACTTAAAGCTATATCTGTAAAACGTGATGGATTTTGTTCTATTAGCAATGTTGCTAAAACTGTTGTTAATAAACAAAATGCTATATATGTAATATATGATATCAGTAATTCCCCCGTAGAGGAGGCTAACAAGTTAATTAAAACTTACGGTAAAGATAATGTAATTCCATTAGAAGATAATAAAGTTAAAGTTATTCATGATAAACTTGGTTGGTCATTAAATGAAGATAGAAATGCAGAAGGTAAATTACTTACTGTATATAGTTCTGAAACAACTGCTTTAATACTTGACGGTGTAAAAGAAGGTGGTATTATGAATGTTAATACTTATACATTTGATGTATTTAAAACTTTTATAGATTTAGGTATTGATTATGAAACAGCTATTGCATTTATAACTCAACCAGGTATAACAGAAATAGTTAAAGCTAATGACGCTTCTAATTCTATTTATATAAACAGTAAATATAATCCTATTGGTGCTGCTACTAAGAATTTATTATTTAATTATTTAGTAGAACAAGGAAAAAAAGTAGATAAGTTTACTAAACTTAAAGATCTATTTGCATTAGCTGAAATATCAGATAATGATTATAAAGGTTATGCTATTGATAAAAATCATCTTAAAGAAACATTAGTTCCTAATAAAGATAAAAAAGTTGAATTAATAGAACAACTTAGAATAATAGATAATTTTAGAAATTATAAAATATTATCTGATAGTATTGGAGCTCATGCTAATGTTATGAATACTGATAAAACAGGAGCGGGACAATCTATTTATGAAGTTAATAAACTTATTAATGATATAGCTAAATTAAAAAATAAGATCAGTCCTGTATTATTAAGTAATGAAACTAATGGTAGTTTAATAAATGCTGTTTATCCTAATATAGAATTTGATAAAATAAATATTAAAGATTCTGTATATAGATCTTTGTATGCTCAACTTAAATATTCTGTACTTGGTAGTAAAATGATTACAAGTCAAATGTTTATGACAGAGAATGATACATTTAAACAATTAAAGAGTTATTTACCTAATAATATAGATGAAGATACTGCTTATGCGTTTGAAAATTATGTTATAGCAAAAGCTCTTAATGAAAGCGATTTTGTTAATAGTAATATTCTTATAGATAAAAATGGTCAGATTCTTAATAATGTTACATCTAATGATACTACTGGATTAGAAAATCGTAGACGTATTACAGGTTATAAACAAGGAATATATAATTCATTTAGAGATTTATATAAAAATGAAGAAATTGATTTTGTTAATCCAACAAAAGAACAAGTAGATAAATTTATGATGTTGTCGCCAGCTAATAAAGTTATGTTACTTAAACAAATTGTTAAAGGAGAATCAATTCTTGATTATATAAATGTAGAACTTATAGATAGTCGTAAAGCTAATAAAGGAAAACAGTCTTCTCATAGAATGATTGTTAAAGATAATTCAAGTTCTCCTGAACAACTATATGAACTATTTAGAGATATATATTATAAAGATAATCCTTTTCTTAAAGCTACTGCTGACGATATGATTCGTTATGCAATAGTTAAAGAAGGACTACAATATAATTATAATTTTATTAGTAAAATAATTCCTAATGAAGTATTATATAATAATTATACTGATGGTGGAACTAATATTATTAATAGAGTTAATAATTATATTAATAACGATCTTATTCATGTAGATAAAAATAAAATTATTGATGATTTCTTTAGACAATATAATGATAGTAAATATATAGTTAAATATCAAAATAAATATAATAAGAAAGAGAAAGGAGCTAATATTATATTTGATAGATATGGTAAAGATATAGCTTTACTGACCGTTGATAAAGCAAGAGAAATAGGTATAATTGAATATGAATCTGAAAATGATATTCAATATAAACGTTATATTAAAACTAATAAATATGTTAAAGGTAATAAGAATCCGTCTTTGCAATTATATAAAATTGTAGGGTCAGGAGAATATGTTTATTTATATCCTGTAAATCAACTTGAACGTAATGAAATAGGAGATACATCTGTTAATTCAGATAATGCAGTATATGCTCAAGATGATATATATAAAGGACTTATTGCACAGGCTAATATTGGAGAAACTATATTGCCTAATAATCTTAATGCTTTAGATAGAGCTCGAATGAATATTGGAAGAAATTATGTTTTAATTTCTAATACAGGTAAAGGTAATGAAAATCTTATTAATAGATATATATCTCTTGTTAATGAGCAAGTATTAAATAAAGATAATTTTGATATTAAACAAGATACAAAAACATCTGTATTTGCTGAAATAACAAATCTTACAGATGATTTAAAAAGAGGTATATTAGTTGCTGCTGAACAAGGTGTTAAAATTATGTTTTATGACGGAAATAATGCTGTGAGAGTTATTAAACTTCTTGAAGATAATGGATTTACTAATTATGAAGTTATTGGTTATAATAATAATTCTCCTGCTGCGTTAGAAATTCGTAATCGTAATAGAGAAGATGCTATTGCTAATAAAGAAATGCTTGCTAATGAATATAGAGCTAATACTATTGAACTTAATACTAAGTCCGGCGCGTATGCTCAATTAATGACTCGTTTACAGGGCTTCTCTGGCACTTTCGGCTTAATCAATAGAGTAGACTCACAGGGAGTAAATTACTTCTCTATGACAACGCAAAGTGCATCTACGTTAGGATTAAACCCGAACGATCAGACAATCGTAAACATCAACGATAAAGAGTATCTAATTACTAATATAGGTTATGTTAATAAGAAAGATTATAAAACTCTTCCTGATTATAGAAAAAATAATGAAAATAAAACTGTAATCGAAGAAGCAGTATTAAATGCTGGATTTAATAATATTAATCTTATTAAAATAGAACTTTATGATAATGCTATTAGTAATGAACTTGAAAATAGATTATTAGAATCAAGTGATTCAGAAGTAGATGATGGAATAAATGATTTTATTATAAATCAAGTACAATCTGTTAACTCTACTCTTAGATTTAGTGATAGCGAAATAGCTAAAGACGTTAAGAAGAAATTTAGACAGTTAGAAATAGATAGAAATAATAAAAATAGTTTAACTGATGCAACAAGAGCTGTTGCTCTTTCAACAACTGCTTTGTTTATAGAGCAACATACTAATAATCTTACTAATAAATTTAATAATTTTAATGGATATAATATAACAGACCCAAAATTATATGATGAGCTTATCAATAATCCTACTTTGCAGCAAGAATTTTGTAAACTGCTTTTGGATATTAGCACTTTTATTGGAGATAACGAACTTATCAGAAGAGTAGAAAAATACAGTCAAGTTGATATTGATAATGCTAAAACAGAAGCTGAGAAAAGAGCATTATTAGATAATAATCAAGCTATTGAAACTATTAGAAAATTATATAACGATGTTAATTCTTTACGTAATAAAGCAGATGTAGCTCGTGATATGTTTTTTAGTAAAGTTATAAGTAAACTTTCTACTAATCCATTAGTTCAATCTGAATTATATGATATAACTAAACCTTATAGAGATGAATCTTGGTTTCAACTTTGGTTTACTGATGCTCAAGAATCTAATGTTTCTATAATACAAGTTGTACTTAAAGAAGTAATGAAGAATATATATACTTCTGAAAATAAGTCTATTGATAAAATTGTTGATTTTCAAAATAGACTTAATGAAATTAAGAAGATTGATCCTAATGTAAATATAGCATCTGTTATTGATAAAAACGGTAAACTTATAAGACCGTTTACAGATTCATTTTTAGATGATATGCGTGATTTAAGAGAAGCTGCTCAAGAAGCTAAATTTAGATATGGAATAACATCTAAAGAATATGATAAAGCTAAAAGAGAATATGAGAAATGGTTAACTAATAATATAGATAGAGAATATATTTACGATTATTATAAAGAACTTGAAGAAATGAATCAAATTCTTGATGATTATCCTGAAGCAAGAAAAAAGATTAAAGAAATTCAACTTCAACAAAGTAAAATATTATCTAATCTTATTAATAATGATTATAGTAGTCTTAGTGTTGATGAAATTAAACAACTTAAAGTTTTAGCAAGACAACTTAATAATCTTAAACAAGTTACTGATCCTGATACAGGAGCTATTAATCCTAATGCTGATGAAGCTGTTGCTATAGATAGATATTTAACTGCAAGAGACGCATTTAATAAACATTATAATGAAGTAAGTGAAAAAGAAGGATTTAGAGAAAAACTTACTAAAAATATAAATACTATTAATGCTCTTGAAGCTACAATGACTCAAGAAGAATTAGATAATTCTATTGATTATCAAAAAGCTAAACAATGGATTAATGCTAATACTTATAAGAAAGTAGATACTGAATATGCAAATAAAATTAATGAAGCATTTAAAGTTCTTAAATCTGTAAATAGTGATTCTGTTAATTTTAAAAAATTAGCAGAAGATAAATATGATAGTGAAGGAATAATAAATGGTAATTTGTTTACTGATGCTGATATTGAACTATTAGGAAAGAAACAAAAAACTGGTTATAGTTCAGAGACAGCAGGAGAAGGAATACAAAAACTTATTCGTAATAATGTTGGAAATGATAGAAATGTATATAAGAAACTATTTTATGATAACATTAAAGGAAAAGTAAAAGGTGTTGCTTATTCTAATATTGTTAAACAAATAAATAATGTTGTAGCAAATTATTTTGATCCTCTTACTGGAAAGATTAATACAGCTAATATGACAGTAGAAGAACTTAGAGATTTACATCGTCTTTATACTGATTTAGGAGTATTTAATTTAGAAGAAAAGAAAGGTAAACCTATAACTGATTTTGAATATCGTAGAAAAAAATTCATAAGAGAAAATGTTGATTTTGAATATGATATGGTAGAATACGATAGACAAAAAGAATTAGCTAAATCTAAAGGTAAAGAATATTATGCTGAATGGAAAAGACTCAATTATATGTATAATGAATTTACTGAGTCTTATGAACCTAATGTTTATCTATATGGTTATATGAAACCTCATAAGAAATGGATAGATGAAACTAAAACTAATGCGCGTAAAGTTATAGATGATAATATTATATTTAAAAATACTAAATATTATGAACAACGTATTAGAGAAGAAATAGCAAAAGGAAAAGATAGTTTTAAAGAATGGTATAATAAGAATCATATATTTAATCCTAATACTCAACGTTATGAACCTATTCGTGTTTGGCAACAAATGGAATATAAAGATAATGAAAAAGTAACTCGTGAACCTAAGTCTAAATGGCTTCAAACTAAAGTTAAAGACGAATTTAAGAATCCTAATTATAAAGAAGGAGAACTTAGATTATCATTTGCTGATTCTAAATATATTAATAAAGAATATGATGCTATTAGAAATAATCAAGCTACTAAAGAAATGTATGATTTAGTAACATCTACATTAGATGAATTAGTTATTGATAAAAGAAGTAGATCATATATTAATAAAGGATATATACCATCTGAACCAATTAAGAAAACTAAAGAAAATTGGAGAGATTATACTGATTCTATTTTAAGAAGTATTGGTATTTATGATACTCCTATGAAATCTGAAGTTGAAGAACAATTTGGTAAACGTAACGTAAACATGCCTATGTTACATCGTGTTCAACAAGAAAAATTAATTCCTATAAGACATCAAGGAGATAATGAAACAGACGTTGAATATGCAGATTATCTTAAAGAAGTTCATGCTAAAAATAAAGAAATATCTAAGAAAAATAATGAAGCTCATGTTGCTGGAATAAATACAAATTATGAAGAAACATTTGTTAATTTTATTAAAGAAGCAATGAAATTCAACGCTATTCAAGATAGTTCTTTATTAATGAGATTAACACTTGAAGAATTAAATGCTATGAAATATTATAAACGTAATTCTAAAGGTGGTATTCTATATGACAATGCAAAAAGTTTTATTACAGGTAATACAGAAACTGTTAAAGAACAAAGTAAAAATGCTGTTGAACATTTTACTACTCAAATGAAAAAACTTATATATAATGAATTTGAATTAGATCAAGGTAATTGGAGTAAGTTTTCTCGTGTTGCTCGTAGTATTACATCAGCTAAATTTATGATGTTAAACTTAACAGGCGGTGTAAGTAATATTACAATGGGTGAAAGTCAAATATTCATGGAGACTATGGCAAGAGAATTTTTAGGTAATGCAGATTATGCTAAAGGATTAGCTGAATATAAAAAAGGTTTAATGGCTTATTTTGCTAATTCAGATAGAGCTACTTCTGATAATTTAACTGATGCTCTTATAAAAAGAATTGATGTTCTTAATCTTGATAGTCAAACTGATATAGCTGGTGGAAAAGAAACTGATCTTGCTCGTAAAGCTATGAATTGGGCTTATTTCCAACAAAGTGCAGGTGAACATATGATGCAAAATAGTACTATGTTAGGAATGATGTATTCACATAGAGTAGTTAAAGATAAAACTGGTAAAAGTAAACTTGTTACATTTGAACAATATTCTCGTAATGTTAGAGAAAATGTATTAAAAGATTTGCTTAGAAATTATGATGCTGGAGCTGGTACTGATCTTCTTAATCGTTATAACGAATTTATAAGTGGATTAAAAGAAGAAGGTAACGAAGAAGAACTTCAACGTTATGTTTATTTTACTAAAGATACTGTAACTGAATTTGTTAATACATTGCCAAAACAATTAAGAAAACAATTTGTAGAACAACTTAAAGATAAGACTAAAACAGTTAAAGAAGAATTTAATGCTCTTGATACTTTTATTAGTCAATTTGAATTATCTAACGGATTGGCAAAACTTAAAAAAGATAGCGAATTAACTTATGATGATGTATCTAATTTTAGAAATAAAGTCATAAGTGTTAATCATAAAATTCATGGTATATATGATAAAATTGGAGCTGCTAAAGCGCAAGGAACATGGTGGGGAGGTATAGCATTCCAATTTCATAAACATATGATACCAGGTTGGGCTAAACGTTATGGTTATGTATTTGGTAAAGGTGTTTACAACGAAGCAAGAGAAGCTGTCGATAAAGGTTCTTATGTTAGTTTATATGAATTTCTTAAAACTCCTTTTAAAGCTAAATTTAATAAATCAGAAGTAACTGATGAGATAAATGCTATTGAAGGATGGAGAAATTTTGGTAATAATATGATAGAATTTGCATCTAATGCAAGAATATATTATAATATTCTTCCTGAATATGATAAAGCTAATATTCGTAGAACTTTATCTGAAATGGCTACAATTATGAGTAGTGTATTATTATTTATTGGAGCAAGAATGATGTGGGATGAAAAAGAAGAAGATACTCAACTTGCTGATTATATAATGTATTGGTCTGATAGACTTGCATCAGAAGCTCAGCAATACACTCCTGTTGGTGCTATTCAAGAAGGTAAGAAATTATATTCTAATCCTGTTGCTGCATTTGCTAATATTAAAGATGCAATGAATGCTTTTGGTGCTATTACAGATTATATGTTTACAGGTGATGAGAAATCTCTTATTTATCAATCTGGAGCATTACATGGACAAAATAAACTTGTATATAATCTTAGTAAACAAATACCTATTTATAATCAATATCTTAAACATGAGAAACTTGGAAAGAATAATTCATATTATAAAACAGGTAATAACATGATTGGATTCTTACCAATTAGAAATTGGGTTGATGATCTAAAATAAAGTAATATAGATAGTAATGATAAAAAGGCTGCTGTTAGTGATTAATAGCAGCCTTTCTTTTGCTACGTTCCTCTACGGGGGGTTAACATCCAGCTACGGCTATTGTAGACGGCTCTGTTGAACTTTACTGTCTAAGCTGTATATAAGATAGGCTTTTAGTAAACGCCCCGTAGAGGGCTAAGAATAGACTTTCATAACAGCATAACATTGTTACTTCGTCCATCAGATACAGTAAAAAAATAAGGCTTATAACCAGTATTGCTACCGATTACAAGCCTTTTAATATAATTATGTATAACTATTAAATTTTAAACTTCTACTTTAAATGTATTATCATTATTTTCTATTAATTCTATTCTTTTATTAAGAATAGTTATATAATCATACATAGCTTCTCTTTGTAAATTCATTAATTTATATTGTTCTGAACCTACAATATCAGCACAATTATCTTTCTTAAGAAATTCAACTAATTTATTAAATCTATTTCCTAATTCTTTAACTTCTAATAAAAGACGATTACGATAAGTAACATTAGCTGGAATATCATCATATAATATTTCTCTTGGTTTAATATCACTTTTATTATTTAAACCAAACTTAGCCCATTGTAATACAAATCCCATTGCAAACCACAATTGATCAACAGCTTTAGGTTTAGCATATTGTTCACCTATGGATAAATCAAAATTTTCTTTATTAACACAACTTGATTGACCATGTACTTCAAATCCTGTTTTAGTAGTTATTGTGGTATTTGTAGTTTTACTTCCTACTTTAACAGACTCAACTTTATCAATAATATTTTCTATATCTTGTTGTTTAATAACATCTCCTTTTTCATCATCAATAGGGAAATAAATGTTATCAACAATATCTTTTGGTATCCAACTCTTACTACCATTTATATTAGTAATAATATAACCTTGATCAAATCTATTATATGTACCTATAGGACATCCATTATCCATTGCTTCTCCACCTGTTGCTGGTTGTAAATCAACCATAGTAATTCCAATATATTTCATTCTTTTAATTTATTTAATTCGTTAATAATAAGTTGTTTTGGAGCAATACCTTGTGTAACACCAACAACCTGTTGTTGTTTAACAAAAACAATAGTAGGAAAAACATCAATAGTTTTAATAGATTCTTTATTTGAAATAAGTTTTATAGTAATATCTAAATCTTTAAACATATCAATAATTACTTCACATACTATTTTTTTCATTTTGGCACAAGGCATACAATCTTCTTTAGAGTATATGATTACACTATTTCCCTGTGTGACCATGACCTCCTTCTCCTCTTTCAGTTTTAGATAGTTCTTCAACTTCTACAAAATTAATTATAGGATAAGGAAGAATAACTATTTGAGCTACTCTATCACCTTCGTTATAAGGACAACCAGCTTTAACTGCATCAAAATGTTTTCTTGCACTTTCTATAAGATCATTTTGTGATGGATTACTAATATTTCCAACAACGTAACCAAGTTTATTAACACATTCATGTAAATTACTTGAAGTTCTATTTTTGAAACATACTAAAAGTTCTCCTCTATAACCACTATCAAGTACTCCAACATGATTAGTCATATATGCTTCAGTATTTCTATTAGAACTACGAGGAAATATAAGCATACCATAACCTTTTGGAAGTTCAAATGCTAAACCTGTATGATATACATAACAATCTCTATTAATATCATATTCCCAAGATATAGCAGTTAAATCCATTCCCATATCACCTGGTTTACTATAAGAAGGTATTATAGCTTTTTCATTAAGTTTTTTAATCTTAATGTTTAATTCTTCTAAATTAATAAGACTTCCATTGTTAAAATTTTCCATGTCTTTAATAGTTAATCTATACACTATAAGATTTTAATTATTAATAAATTATTTATTTAATTCTACATCATATGTTAATGTAGAAACAATATCGGTTAAATTACTTATAATTTTTATCATTTCGTCTTTTTCTTCATTATTAATATTATCTTTTATATTATTAATATATTCTCTACATTTAAGTTTATATTCATAATTATAAATAATAGATAAACCTTCTAATGAAAACCAACCACTTTGAGATACATTATGAGTACCACCAGAAAAATCTCCTTTTAATCTTACTTTGTCTTCAAGTATTCCAATTACTTCAAGAGGTTCACGATAATCATAAACTTCTTTATGAAATACTATCATTCCTATACTTAAATCTTTTACATTCATATTTATAATATTATTCACTTAACGCTAACGATAAAGCGTTATTTATAGCAGTTGCTTTACTACCAAATAAGATACTATCAAGTCTTTTTTCTCCAATAGCATTATCTACATTAGAATAATAACCTGATATAGCATTATAAGCACCCCATGCAGTACCTCTAATTTCTGGTTGACCTGGACCTTGAAGATAATAATCAAAAGTATCAACTAATTGATTAACTTTTCTCATACTAATACCAACATTATCAATAGCAGATCCATTCTTATTAAAAATAGATAATAAGTTAGTATCAGTAGCAAACATATTCTCAATTTCTTTATTTGACATAATATTGTTCGCAATATATACTCTAACTTCATCATCTGTAACTCTAATTTCACGCAAATGTATAAATAATTCTTCTGCGTCTTTTCTAAGTTTTTCACTAATACCAAGAATATCAGCTCCGGTACTAATATTACTATGCACAGAAGCAGTATGCTTAAAACGAACAAAGTTTTCAGCTTGTTTAATAGCAGCCCGAAGAGCATTTTGACAAGATATTCTAAGGGGCGTAAAAAGAATTTGAACACTACCTGAACCATCATGTGAATTTGTAAATACTAAATAATCGTCACAGATATCTCCATTAACATTAATATTATTAGGAAGTTTAGCAGCAACAAATATTCTTTCTCCTCTACCAAAACAACCAGCAGTTTGCCATATAGCTCTATCTTTTCCAATGGCATCATCGAAAAACTTAAAAGCATCAGTATTTTGAACTATTTCATATTTACTTTTAACATTACCTAATGGAATATTAATATCAGTACGATAAGTAGCAAATGAATTAGGACATTCACGATATATTTTACCATTATTAGTAAAAGCATTACCTGCATTAATGTCATCAAGAATTTTATCTTGTTGATTAATATCAAATTCCATTTGAGCTACAAGAGGACATTTGTCAACACGATAATTAAGACCTGCTTTAATCATCACTTCTTCTGATGTTTGACAATCTGAAACATCAATAGCACCGCGTATAATCCACGGTGCTCCTTTAATTGCATATTTACCCATATTTATAATCTACTTAATTCTTCAATTAGTATATCAATAACTCTATCTCTATCATTAATCCCGTATTCTTTACGATACCATTCAATAAGTTCTTCAAGTTTATCTTCTATATTCATAGTTTTAAATATTAAATTATTGTTTATTATACTATCTTTATTGTTACTAATAGAAATAATATTAAAATTAACACTATTATATTTATTTATAATAGTGTTAGAATTGATTAAATTATCAATTATTTCATCTTTCATTATTTCATTTTATTTCTCTTTCTATCTTTCTTTATTTGTTTAGCACTTCTTCCACTTTTAGTAGAAGAATTTTTATATACAGGAGGAACTCGTTTTTGATAACTTCCTTTTGGTTCATCTGTAGGATCTTCAAAATATATATCAGAAACAGTTTTAATATTATATTTATTATCCATAATTATACTACTTTATTTGAAGTGAATAATTAATCAATTTATTACCAATTTTAATATCTTTAAAAGGATCTGCCATTTGATTCTTTACAGTAGTTTTATCAGTAATAGATTTAACATCAATTAAATAATCTAAATCTTGACAAACTTCAAGTAATTTACCAAATTTCTTTTGGCATAAATCTGCAATAGAAGTATCAATACTTATATTAACTTTGATAGCTAAAAGATCATCAACTGTTAATCTATTATATTCTTCTACACCTTCAGAAATATCATTATTAACAAGTAAATGAGATTCTTCCGGATTATTAACTATCATAACAGTTATATAATTTGCAGCATCTTCTAATGATAAATCATCTGTACCAAGAATATTATTATCATAAAATTCTCCTGTAAATTCAATAAAATGATTTATAATAGCTTGAATTAATTCAGTATTTAATTCAACAACAGTGGAAGGTCTTGCAGATATTTTATAAGTAAGACCTTCAACAAATCTAACACCTGATTTAGTAAGATTACCAAAGTTATTAATAGCTTCAATAAGAGAATCAGCAAGTCGTTTACGTTTATTAGCACGAATCTGTTGAAGATTAGTTATTCTCGTTTTTTCATTCTTAGCTGCATCAATTTGAACATCAAGCTCTTTGATATAATCAAGATATGCTTTAGCTTTAGCAGCTAAATTATCTTGAGTAATTTGCAATCTTTGTTGTAACTCAGGAGTTAATTCTCCACCATTTTCTTCTAATTCAAAGAATATATTTACCATATCCTGTTGAATATTATACAAACTTTCACTCATACTCTATCGCTTAAATGAATATATTTAACTTTTAATTTACCACACACTGTACATTGAGATACTATTTGTTTACCTATAACAGTACCAGCAATATTTTTAACTTCTTCCTCTTTAATTATTTTAAGAGAATGTAAACCAATTGCACAATGAAATAATTGCCAACCAGTAGGATTATTGTTATTATTTCCCATTTTCTTTAACTAATTTAGTAGTTTCAATATTAGTTATAGCTTCACATACTTCTTTTATTGAAGTATAATATTTACTATAATTGTTTTTATTAATAATACGACAATGAGTATATTTATGATCTATATTATCAGATACAATCAATAAATTAATATCATCTTCATTAATAGATTTCTGAACAATAACAAATCTATTAATAATTATTAATTTTTCATTATATACTAATTCATAAATATACTTACCATTAAAATTTTTATATTTCTCAATAAAATCATTCATTATTATGTCTTTTTATAAATCTATTAATAGCACGTTTAGCTTTACAGTTAAATTTAACATAATAATATGTGCATAACTCATTACAATAAGTACAATTAAACAATATAATATTATCAATATTAATTTTTCTTTTAGAAGCAATAATATATCTATTTGAATACTTTATATTAGATATAAGCGTTCCGCCATTTAAACAATTATAACAAACAGCTCTTTTTCCTTCAGCAATAGTTGCTTTATACACTTTTCCATTAGGAGCTAATACTCTAACTTTATCTCCTGGCTTTAAATTACTAAAATTTGTTTTTGCTTTCATGTTATTCTTTTTTTAATCCAGTACTTAATGGAGCACCTATAAAACTAAGAGGATTATAATTACTTATACTAATATGATAAGGACTTAAATTATCAATTATTTCTATAGGTTCAACTACATCATCAAAAGGAACATTGTCTATAATACATTGAGCAGTATTTTCAGGTAGTTTAATATGTTTAAGTCTATCTAAATATTTATTTACTGCTTCAACTTGATTTTCGTATATATGACAATCTCCGCCATGCCATGTAAAAACTCCTACTTGATAATTAGTGATTCTACATAACAATCTATGAAGAATACCATAACTAAGTAAATTATAAGGAACTCCTAAAAACATATCACAACTTCTTTGCCAAATACTTAAATCAAGTTTATAAACTCCTTTACTTGTTTCTCTAACATTACATTGAAAGAAATTATGACAAGCTGGAAGAGCTTGACGCATTGTTTTAGTATCTTGCCAATTCCATGCATCTACAATATGATAACGACTAAACGGCTCATTTATTAAACCATTTAATAGATTCTTAATTTGATCTATTGGTTTACGTCTTTCAAAATTTACTATGCTTGATTCAAAATTATCTTTTCCTTGATTTCTCCATTGATAACCATATATTCTTCCACAATCGCCATATCTTTCAATAGTATCATTATTTACTTTTTCTAACCAATCTTCAAAAGACATCATTCCGCCCTTTTCTAAATAATGTCTATAAGCGTCTTGATCCCATATATGATTATTATATTCATGTAGAAATTTAATATTAGTGTAACCACGAAGAAACCAAACTAATTCACTAATTACATTTCTTGTAAGAACTTTCTTTCCCATAAGAATAGGAAGAGAACCGTCAGTAATACGTATCTCTCTATCGAAGATAGATTTAGTATTAGGCATATTTTCTCTCGCTGCTGTTTTAGTAGAACCATATTCTAATATGTCCTCTAAGATTTTAATGTACTGTTTCATTGTAATTTGTTATAAATATCAATTAATTGTTTAGTTAACACTTCTATTTTATTTTCATCTTTACTGCTCCAATTAATATTATAATCATAATGAGAAATTCCTTTTTCAGAAATATGATCATCAACATTATAATTATTATCATTATTATGGACATGAATAATAATTCCACCTAAATATTTAATAGCTTTAGCTTCATTATCAAATCTAACATCAGTTATAATATTAAGAGTATCATCAGATTTAATAAGTTTTCTAAAAATATTTTGAATAAATATATTTTCTCCAAAATTATTTCGCATTATATCTGTTCCAACACATTGTATTAGTTTTCTTAATTCTATAAATCTATTAATTTCATTAGTATTATTACTATATATAGATTTAATATTATCTTTATTAGAAATATCTAAATAATGATATTTTTCTGGATATTTATCATTTATATATCGTTTACTATATGTTTTTCTATTAATTAAATCATAGTATCTATCATCTTTATCTAAATGATTATACATTAATTCAATAGGTATGTCATATAATATACTAACTATTTGTTTAAGACAATCACCAAAAGCTAAAGAATTAGTATCATAATAATCACGAAGAATAATTTTTAATATTCTTGCGTCATTTACATATGATTTACTTAATAAATAATTTACATCATATATTACATTTTCTATTGTATAAGGATTATTTGCCCTATTATGAATACAAGCTAATATATTACTTGATAAATCTTTTCCGGAATGTTTTATTCCATTAATACCAATTAGTTTCATTTTATTTATTATTTAAAGTTCTACATCTTTTAATTGCTTCATTAATATTATTATAGCTTCTAACATTTTTAATAATTCTATTAAAAACTATATTAATTCCATTAGTACCATCTTTAAAGCTATGATTTTCATTAAAATATTCTTCTACATATTTCTTTATTTTACTACGTTTAACTATAAAATAGATATCTAAAGCACATGCAAAAGAACTTTCAGGAGGTCTTATAACAATATATTTATCTTCCATAACTTTGTAAATATAATCAATATTATCAAAAATGAATATTAAATTGTAGATTTTTTATAGATAACAGTATAAAAATTATATACCTTATGAGAGCTATTCTGAGAGCCATAGAGACAATATTATAATTAGTAATATAGTTGTTCATAATATATAATATAAATCAATGTAGGCAAAATATAGCTGTCTAAGCACAACGTAAACGCCCCGTAAAGGAGTTCCGAACTAAGCAAGTTCAACACTTTTCTACGGGGCGCTTAATTGTGCCATATCAAGCTACTAATGTTTATTTTACATTTACTATATCCTTCAAAAACTACTTTTTTAATAACAGAACCAACAATATTTTTATCAACACAATCTACAATACAACAATCAAAGCAATAAACATTATCAATTTTATATAGTTCGCTAATTGCAATAAGAATTATAGTTTTATTTTCATCAGTTACTAAATCTCCCTTTTTGATTATATTTATAGGAATATTATTATTGTTTGAGTTTTCTGCCATATTCTATTATTTGTTCTTTAGTTATCCATTGAGGCTTATCAGATTCAGGAAAACTATCATATAGATTAATCATAAGATTAATATGATCTTCTACATTTTGTGCCCATAGTACTTTTTCATTTCTATTACCATAATTAAGATAATATTCACAATCACAACGTAATCTATCTAACATCATATATCTATGTCTAAGATTACTTTCAATTATTTCTTTATATTTTTCCATTAATCTTAATTAAAAAACTCCTATATCCAGTATTTCTACTTTCAATAGGAGTCGGCTCAAATCAAACGTTTTCAGTTTTTATTTCATACACAACATAACCTGTTACATCATCATCTGTAACATTTTCAAGAATAATATTAGCAAATTTACGCAATCCTAATTTATAAGCAATATGCGCAAAACTAATTACATATCTACCATAACCGTCTTTTTTGATAGGAGTATCTATTTTAGAAATAGGCATTGAACTAAATCCTATATAATATACGTTACCTATATCTTTATCATATCTTGATAATATACCATAATAATCATATGATTCTTTAACAGTTTTAATTACCAATCGGTTATTAGATGGATTATAATAATTTAAACTTCTATTTACTTCTTTAGATTCTACTTTGTCAAATTCAGTTATTCTCATACTACTTCCAATCCAATATAATGAAATGGAGTTTGTTTAACTCCACTTCGTTCTCGATATTCAACTTTAAGATATTTACCAATATATTTATCTTTATTAGTAAGATATACAGATTGACTATTAAAATCACCTAAAATTTTACTTTCAAATGTTTCGTCATTTATATCATTCTTACATATAAATTTAGGTAAATTACTTCTTTGTACACCTTCAGGAATAATATCAATAATTTTAAATAAACCATCTTCTTTACGTTTAAATTTAATCATTGTATTATTTCTTTTACCATATTGATATGTTCCATCAACATCTCTAAGAATCAAACCTTCAAATCCATAATCAATAAATGTATCTCTAAATTTAACTGCTTGATCATCGTTAGCAACACCATAAGTGTTCAATAAAACAAATCTTGATCTATTATTTAAATGAACACTTTTACAATCATCTTTATAATCATTTAATAAATAATAATCATTAAATGTATCATCAAGAATTTTAAGTCTTTTATATTGAGGAACATTTTCAACAATAAGATCATAACACCAAAATTGAAGTAATTTATGTTCAATACAATTCTTATCTTTAACAAAATGATTAATTTCATTTATGCCATGACCAGGAAGATATATTTCTCCATCAAGATAAGTACCTGATTCAATCATTTCATAAATAAAAGGTTTAGGAATAATTTCTAATAGATATTCTTCCATATATGGCATCTTCCATATAGTACCTTCACGAGAACGAAATATTAAATTTACAGGTTTAAATATATCTCCATTATTTAAAACTGCACCAACATAACATCTTACTCCATTTATTTTCCATTGACCAATACGAGCACATTTAAACACTTTACCGTAATCAAAAGTTTTAGCTAACATAACTTTATCTTCTCCAGATGCACCAGTATTAAATTTAGGAAGATAAGTATCAAGATATTGTTTTAAATCTAACTTAGATTCAATATATTCAGGAGCATTATCATAAAGTTCTGTTATTTCTTTATAACCTTCTTTACGTTTTTGATTAATACGAGATTGAAATTCATTCTTCTTAGTAATTGTTATCTCTTCTTTAGTTTTCTTACCACCAAAAATACCATAAGAAATATATAATATCCCTCTATTTTCTTCTATTGACCATTCAACAGGTTTACCTGCTGCATTTCGTTTAAATAATTTCATTATTGTACAGGATTAAGTTTAAAACCTAATTTAGTTATCTTAGCCAACTTTTCATTAGCTTTACGAGTAGAAACAGATTCTTTACTTTTATTGTTAAAAATTTCTGTTGTAATTTCTCCTGTAAATATATCTTTAGTTTTAGCTTTAATTGTTTTTCGAGTAACAGCTTTTTTCTTTCTATATATTACAGGCGGATTCAATTTTTCATATTCTAAATTAGATATATGAACTTTATTAAGTCTATCAATATATTCTTTTAATGTATCTTCATCTATATTATATTGATTAACAGCTATGCTACATAAATATCTAAATTCAGAAAATATTCTACCATAAGGATAACCTATCGTTTGCATAGGTCTTGAACCATCTTCATATATTCTTGTACAATCAGCATTACTTATAAGAGATTCAAAATAATTAAGAATACCTTTATTCTTAATATTATTTTGAATCATTCTTAAATCTATGGAATCTAATTGTACATTACTTATACTGCCTCTTCTCGCCAAAGTGGTTGTGTTATTGCTTTCCATTCTCTATAAATAATTATATGTTCAGGTTTACCAATACATCCATATCCATACTTAAATATTTTAAGTATATCATACGTTTCACTATGACCTATTAAATTATTAATAGCAGTACACATGTGATTATCAAAATCATAATTTGCAGGAATAATTTTTCCTTTTATTCCATTAAAATTTATTTCAATATTCTCAATAGCATTTAAGTCATTATCGTTATCAAGATCAACTTTACCATAACAATATATTTCTTGATTGCTAATTGTATTATTACCCATACGTATAGACTCTCCCTTAATAAGAGCTTGTTCCTGACGTTCTGTGATATGAGAAAGAATAATATTATAAGTTCTACCATTAGCACAAGTTTCTCCGATAATATATCTACGTCTATCATTTGGCAATTTAATTTCCATAAATAAATAATTTATAAGTTTCTAATATAAACTCGTTTATAACATCAAAAGAATAATTTTCTTTAAGTTCTGCAAAATCTTTAGCTCCATAATCATTTAAAACTCCAAATTCTCCACGAGTTATAAATATATATGGAATATTATATGTATCTCTAAGATAAGAAGCACACTTTCTTCCTTGTCTATCGAAATCCATAAAACTAACTATTGTTCCACCACTTCTTAATCTACTATATAGAAAATCATATTCTTGTTGAGTTAACATATAATTTTCACTTGGCACATTAACTATACCAATGTTTATTAGCTCATCTTCAACCCCCCGTAGAGGATATTCGTACAAATGACATCCTAAACTAAGTCTATCTTTACTTGATTTAGTTATAATTATAAAATCATAATTATATAATTCAAGATTAGGAATACCTTCTAAGCAATTACTATTAGTAATAAATTTACTATTTGTTACTCTATCTCTGTTAGGAAAATATAATTTAATGTTATAAATACCTTTTCTATTAACTCCTAAAATATATGCATAACAAGGATCTTTATAATTATAAAAATACTTAGGTTGAGGATTAGAAAATCTATTAATATAATATTGTTCTATAGGATATGTAAAATGAGTATCAAGATATGTAGTTGTAACGCCCCATTTATTCCATATTTTAATATCTTCTTTATTCCATGAACGAACAACTAATTCTATAATAGATTTTTGTCCTCTCATTTTCTTTACAGAAGAACTTATAAAACGATCATGATTAACATCTATTTCTTTTCCGTATATTATATCATTAAATGTATATGATATATGTTTAAGTATATTATAAAAATCTTGTTTATTAGAAACATTAAATTCTCTTCCATAACCAATAGTTAAAACATAAGCAACTAAATCATATATATCTCCCCAAAAGAATCCTCCAAAATCTCTAATTTTAAGTTTTCCTTTATTGTTATATTGAATACCACAACTCGGATTTGGATCATCATCTCTAAAAGGAGATCGTATAAGAGAATTAAATTTAATACATTCTTTAACTACTTCTATATCTAATCCTAAATATTTAGAAACAATTAATTCAGGAGAGATTTTAGACTCAATAAAACTTTTAGTAAGTTGACCTGAGTTAATAATACGTTTCATATATAGTAAAAAATAAAAGGAGAACACTAACTAAAGCATTCCCCTTTTTATATTAAATATTAGTTGTTTACCTTAGAATGGAAGATCATCTGTACCACCAGCAGCATTAAAAGCTCCAGTAGAATTAAGATCTGGCATTCCTCCCATAGCATTCATATCTCCTAATCCTGGAACATTCATACCAGGCATACCAGGCATACCAGGCATATTAGGTGCAACATTAGGAGTTTTAGCTACTTCTTTCGGAGTAATGGATTCTTTAAATTGATCAACCACAAGATTAGGTTGAGGTTTAGAAGCATCATAAAGTTCAATACAACCACCTCTTGAAAAAGCAGAAAAACCTAATTCACCGGATTGTTGACCTGAAACAACAGGATACCATTTAAATTGCTTACTTTTATCCATACGTTTAGTATAACGAAGAAGTTTCATCCAAATAGGTACAAATTTACCTTTTTCATCTTTAAAGATAGGTTTACCTTTAAGACCTTCATTAATAATTTTAGCAGCATTTTCAAATAGAATCTTCCATCCATTAATTACTTCTTCAACAGGAACTTCAACATATTCTACTTCATTGTTCTCATTGAATGTGTAATCTTCAAATGGCAACTCTAACATATCCATCATTTCTTCCGACATTGGTTTACCTTTAAGCAAGAATACTTCAATGATATGTTTGATAAATGCAAAATTATTAGTTACTTTCCATTCTTGAGAACCACCTTCAATAGTATCTACATTAGATTCCACAGCAGTTAAAGTATGATAAGAATAACGTTTATCTGCTTCATTTGGATGATTAGATGCAAAAGTAAAATTTAACTTAGGAATAGCTTCTCCTGTAAATGAAGGAAGTCCAGTAGTTTCAGCACCAACAGTAATCCATTGTACTTCAACAGATTCAAGATGACCTAAAAATAACATGAATTTAGGATTAGCATCTCTTTCATGAAACTTTAATCTTGTAGTAGTACGAACATCATTATTAATACCTCTACGTCTCTTTTTAGGACTCTGTGTTTCAGTGCCTTTAACTTCATTACTTACTTCTTTTTCTTTGTCATTTGTTGCAACTTGTTCTGACATGATCTTTAATTTTTAAAGTTTAAATATAATTATTAGAGACAAGAAAAGGTGTAGAATCAGTATTAACATCATCTACACCTTCTCGGTTTAAACAAATATGAATGAACAGTTTATTATTCAGCTACTTCTTCTTCACCAGTAGCAGTGTTCTTTCTGTTACGACGAGATGGTTCTTCATCAGTGAAATCACCAAGTTCAAAATACTTGATATCAATATCTTTGTAACCATCATTGATAGTCAAAGTTTGAGGAGCATTAACATCAAGAGAATAAACACGATTAACTTCTTTCGGATTATCCAAATCTTTCTTCAAAGTAGCCCAAATATTAGAATCAGTAAATACACACTGAACACCAATACCTGTAAGACCGGAAGGATTAGACAATTTAGAACCTTGATATTTATCAATTTCAGGAGAAGGAATATCTTCAATCTTAATTGAAGCAATCAGTTCTTCATCTGTTGCGTCAGGATTACCAAGTCTTTCGATAAGAGCTTCACGATTCTCAGCAAGAATTGATTGAGCATTAGCAGCAATAAATGCTTTCTTATCATCAGCTGTAAAACGTTCAGTTGTTTTAAGAGCTTTACCTTTACGATCAAACAACTGATGACCTTTAGCGATACCCCAAACACCAAATTCACGAATAATTGTTTCCTGACCTTCAGCAGTTTCAATATCAATACCATTTTCAGTACAGAATGCAACAAGCTGTGCATCACGAGAAGCAATAGCAGCTTCAAGACCAGGAATATTATTAATAAATTCAACATAATCTCCTGGCTCAACTCCTAATGCTTTAGAAACCGGAGAAGTAATAGTGAATTTACCTGCTGTACTGTTTACGATAAGAACTGGGTCTGCATTAGCTACTGATGTTTTCTGACCACTTTGTGCAACACACATTCCGAATGATAATTTGTTAACTTGCATAACTTTAATTTTTAAATGATTAATAAAATTATAATTTTAAATAACACAAATACTTTTTAGGTCAATTAAATTTCTGTTGCTTGAACATCAATAATATCTCTATTATTAAGTTCAACACCAGACATTATTTTTAGTTCCGTTGTTTCCATTACTCCAAATAATATATCAGAAGCAATATCTCTCGCACCATATGTAAAAGCTCTATGACCTATTAGAGTTCTTGAATATAGTTTATAAGTATCTTTAGCAAATAGATTAGCTTTCATAGCATCACTATAACTAAATTTACTATGAGATTTAGTTGTGACTATTTCACCGTTTATAATTCTTCTACGAGTGAATGTATATTCAGTAATATAATCAATAGGAACATTAGGTACTCGATATACAGGAAATTTACCTTCTTTTACAGCTTTAGCGGCATGTTGTTTACTAACTACTACTGCAAACTTTTCATTCATTTGATAGTCTTTATAAACATTACCATTAAAATCCATATAATTTTTAACAGGATAAATACCTATATTTTCATTGTTTGTGACTTTCTCAGCTTCTTCTATTCCTTTACATTTAATACAATAATCCGGAATAAGAGAATCAGAATAAACGTTAATGCCGTCTGTATATTCATACAGAGGTACATAATCATTATCACAAACCCAAGTTATACCTGCCCTCGACAATAACGCTTTAATTACATGTATATCAACACCAGTTTTGCCATTAATAACATGAATATGTTCTAAACATGTACTGAAAGGCAATTTTAAATCTTGCGCTCTCATTATAATAGCTAAACCATCTTGAACAGTTTTAATACCACCTTTATCAGTCTTTATTAGTCTTGATAAAAACACTTCTGCTTTAGCTATTTGTTCAGGATCAAGAAGATTAATAGCAGTAATATTATTACTATCTAACGGTTGATGTACAAGATTACTATTTACTTTTTCTTCAGAATCAGTAACAGCAACACCTGTTTCTTTTTGTTCATTCATTATTTCAAAGACCTTTGTTTTTATTACAGTTCAAATATAACGCTTTTAATCTAATCTACAATAATAATATCAGAATTTTCTCCTAATGTGATACCAATTTCACTTTTATTAACTATTGTGTCACAATCATTGCGTTTCTCCGAATTTAATTTACTTTGCTCCACAGTATCACTACAATATAGTTTAACTACTTTATTTGGCATAGATGCAAATTGTACACCTTCAAGTCTATATTTTAGTTCTCTTATTGTATCACATTGTGGAGAAGTTACTATAAGAATGTCGATCACGCAATTTAAAGCTCTGTCGCACGCGTTATTTGCTGACAATATATTTATATATCCTTCATTAAATAACCTCATAGCCAGCTTCTTTTGAGCCTCAGAGCCCATCATTTTTTGAGAGCCTTTATTGACACCCGATTTGATTAATATAGGTTTTCCTGTATTAGTATCATATGCAGGAACTTTATCTAAATCATTATGATAACTCATACATACAGGATAAGTTCTAAGAAAAGGTTTATCAGTATCGAATATTTCACCATCAATATTAACTTTACCAGTATTAACAATTCTATTGTTTAGATAATCAGTTATTATAGATGCAAAATCACTTCTTTTACTAATAATAAGAATTCTTTTCCCTTTATTCTCAATACATATTTCTAATATCTTTTCAAGTTTAGCCTCATAATTACTAAGAAGCACATTACGTTTACGAATAAATTCATAAGTTTGAATACTTCTTTCATACAAAACATCAGGATTAAATAAATTATCTATTTGTCTATCAAATTCAGACGTCATATCTAAATCTTTTCTCCATCCATTTTCTTCAGCAATTTGAGTACGTATTTGAGCAGCAGAAATATTTAATGCACTATTACCATTACGCACTTGATTTAATATTTCAAAACTACCAAATATACTAATACTTTGAGTAATAAATTGAGTATATCTTTCATAAGCAACTCTACTATTAACATCAAGCGGTATGCCGAATTGAGTCTCCTCTACGGGGGAATTTAGATTAATTGCGATAAGTTGATTTTCATTAAAGTTAGTTATAAGCGGAGCTTTTTCATATAAATACTTTCTTTCATTAGGATTATTTACTAATTCAGTTAAACATATTAATTTAAATCTTGACAAATCATATACTTTATTCATTTCATAACAACATATATTAATACCATGAAATATACAAAGATCAAAAATATCTCTATAATTCCATTTAGTAATATAGTCTACACTAAATAAACGTATTAATTTATCATCAATGAGTTTACGAAATTCAATATTATTTTCTTCACATTCAGTATGAGTAAGAAAATATACTAATTCGTTACGAGCTTTAAAATCATTTGTTACAACAATAACATTTGCTTTAGGACGTTTTTTGTAAAGCCTTTCAAGAACACCAAGAATAACAGGAAAGTTACTTAAAGGTTTAGATAAATAAATACTACCTACTCCTTTATTACTATTCCATTTTTCAATAGTATCTTCATAAATTTGACTAATTTTATCTTTTCCCATAATTAACTATCTAAACCAAATTCTTCATTATCAAATAAAGGATTATATAATCCACTATACTTACGGGCTCTTGTTTTACCTTTTCCTTGATTAGATATACCTAACATAATAGGATTAACAAGTTTAAATGCTTCTTCATAATAATATTTATAATCAATATTTCTAAGAAAAATATCTTTATCATCAAGACTATTAAGAATAGTACATCTGTAACCAGCAGCTAATCTACTTCTTTCTTTCGTAATAGGATCAACTTTTTCAAGAATACCACCATCAGTACTTATATAAAACCTTGTATTACGTTGAACAACTTCATTACATATTACTCCATTTTTAACAGTAGTATATTGAAGTTCATATCTACGACCTACATTTTGAGTTTTACAAAAATCTAATATATTAGTATTTCTTGTAATAGTATCCATAATAGGAATATTATCAAGAAAATATTTAGATGCAGCTTCTGGAACAACAGGCATATCATAACCTTTCTTTAAATCATTTCGATACATTTCGGGATCAAATGAACCTTTATAACTAACATTACCATTAAGTTCTTTTATTATATAATTATTAATATCTCTATTAATATAAGTCATATATTTTTCACTATCAGCAGTCATGCTTGTCATAGTTTCCCACTTTTTAGTAATATCATTAAATGTATCTACTTTATCATTAAATAATTTTACAACAATACCATCTGTATTAGCACTTACAACATGTATTCTATTAAGTTCTAATTGTTCTATTAGCATCATAATCATTAATTGTCCATTAATGGTTACTTGCATTTGAGCAAGTCTATCATAAAGAAATCCTTTTTCAAATCCTAATTTACCATATATAGCATTAATAACAATTTTTAGAACATCAGCTAAAACTTTATTAGGAACACCTTTAACTACTTCTTCAACAGCATGTTTAGCTTTTAATCGAGTTTCTTTTAACCAATGAATAAGTTTATTAAAAGCAGCTTTATTAAGATGAGCAGGACATATTTTAAAGCTATCCATAAGTGAAGGATAAAAACTACCTATATCATAATGAATATAAGTATATTTATCAGTACTTCTAAGAACTCTTGGAATATCTTTACTATGTAATCCGCCAGTAGCTATTGTATATTCAGTATTATAAAATGATATATTACGCGTAAACTCATCTTTTGTAGTTCTATAAATAGATATAGTTCTAATCTCTTCAAGAAACTTTTTTAATTCTTCTGTCTCAAATTTAATTACATCAAATATAATCTTTTTAAAACTTAATCTTGTTCGTTCAGTTTTTAAATCTTTAAATTGATTCTTATGTAATCCACTAAATTGAGAATAGAATTTAACAAATAAAATATCTGCTATATTACTTCTTGAAGAACTTAAAACGTTTACCTTATAAGAATTACTAATACTATATCTAAGTCGAATTTCATTTATATTTTGACGAACTATTTCACAAACTATAAATACATCATTTTTATTATAATGTAACATAGGTTCTAAATAATCATCAATCATAAATCTATCCCACTTATCTATTTGTCTATTTAATTCTTCATTAGATAAACTACCATATATATTTCTACTATAAAGATGTCTATCAATATCACTTATAGGAGGCAACTCCCACTCTAAAAGTTCATGCCATTGTAAATTAATAGATGTTTGTTTTAATGATTTAGGAATAGGTTTTCTTTCATTAGTATCTTTATCTACATGAACACTTGCTTTATTAAGAGCAAATACTGTCATAACATCCACACTTGCATAAGGAAGTTTATTCTTAGACAAAAGATCAATATAATTATTTTTATTATAATAATTATCTTCATTTTGACTTTTAATAATTTCTTTACTTACTCCATGTAGATGTTTTAACAATAATCGAGTATTATCAAAACGATTATAAGACATAAGAAAAGCAGATATCATAAGATTATCATATCTATTACCATTAAAACTATACAAATCAGTTCTTATAGGTTCTTCATAATCATTACCGTCTTTATCTTTTCTATGTTCATAATGAGCATTCATTTTGTTAAACCAACTAACTATTTCTAAAAGTTGACTATCATCTGTATCAGTAATATAAAATGTTTTACATTCAACAGAATCAAGTTTTTCTTTTATTTCTTTAACTGTAAATTTACGAGTTAAAGGAATTGGTTTATTTTTTTCATTATTACATTCACATTTAACAAGATAATCTTGTAAATTAATAAATGTAATAGAGAAAAAATTAGGCAATATTTCAACGTCAAAAGCCCAAGTTTTAATCATACTAATATTTTATTATTTCATAATCTTTAAAATCGTTATAATTAATTGCTCTTAGATGTTTAATAAACACATTTCTGACTACATCAGTTTTATCTGTGTTATATCTATGAATGGAAGGATTATAGTTACTAAAATAAAGAGTTTTACCAAATATACTAATTCTATTAATATTTTCTTCAATACTACTCTTTAATAACCTATTTACAGCATTACCAAATAGGAATACGTAATTAGGTCTTAATTGACTAATTTCTTTATATAGATGCATACTACATCTACTAATAATATCATCAGTCATATTAAGTTTATAACTTTCCTTACATTTAATAAGAGAAGTGATATAATAATTAGCTTCCATATAACCCCCCGTAGAGGCGTCTACCACGCTTTTAATATCTTCAAATAGCATTCCATTATCTATTCCATACTTAGAAGCGTTCTTATCAATATATGGTAAAACTATTAATTTATCACTATACACATCGCCTGTTCCTTCTATACAAACTTTATCATCAGGATTAAATAGTCGGAGAGGACAATTTTCACATATTACTTTATTAAGTTTCATCAATATCCGTATTTTAAATAAAGTTTATTTTTAGCACGAGAACAAGCAACATACAAACGTCTATTTATTTCTTCTGCATTAGTATATGGCTGTCCAAACTTATCATAAACTATATCATTAACGTCTACAAGTGAAACATTATAAGTACTTCCTTGAGATTTATGAGATGTAATAGAAAAACCATAATCAAGATCTCGTCCTATTATAATTTTACCATTAGAATCACCAATATTAGTAAGAAGTAAAACACTATCTTTAAATTTATAATATTCTTTCCATTTTGCACTTCTAAGAGCTTTAGTAGCATTTTTAGCAGCTTCAATGTAAGAATTACATATTTGATAATATTTTACTAAACTTTCTTTATGAGTATGATTAAGAATAAATAGAGGTTGTGTAACAACGCCTCCATGTACAGCTATAAATCTTACCATAAATCCTTCAAGTTCATATTTACTATGTGTATAATTAACAACATCTTTAATGATATATTCTTCACTATTTTTAATAATAGCATCATTAAAATCATCAACAATAGTAACATAAGATGTTATTAAATCATGTTTAGTTATAATAGATTTATTAGCATCTTTAACAATACTATTTCTTATAAATGTATTCCAACTATTAACACACACATTAGTAAATCCTACAACTTTAGAAAGATCAATATTATTAACAAATTCTTCTGTATTAAATTCTCTCTCTACAATCTCAGGAAATTTAGAAGCATTAAAGACACAATAACCTTTATCTCCAGCTTCATTGAATTTACAATCATTCTTCCCAATATAAGAAAGAAATGTAAAAGTATTATTTTTAATATCTCTACGAAGTAATTCAAGAAGATAAGAAATAGGATTATCGTCACCTTGTCTAACAATCTGAGTAAGTTTAAAAGCCTTAACACCTTTAAATGCAGGAGAATATAATTCTCCAACAGGAGCTAACTGAGATTCGTCTCCAACATATATTATTTTACATCTTGCTTTTTTACATTCTCTTTCAATAAGAGTTAATAATCCTCGATTAATCATAGACGCTTCATCTATTATATATAAAGCATATTTATTAATCTTCATTTTTCCCATTGGGTCAAATGGAGGATTATTAATATCAAACTTATCTACATCAAAATTAAGTCTAAGACCTAAATCAGATTGAATTGTATTAGCCATAAGTTTAGTAGATTCTCTAAGAACTCTACACGCTTTATGTGTAGGAGCAGCAAGACCTATTGTACTATGGGATAAAGAACAATTATTAATAACATATTTAAGAACGAAAGTTTTACCTGTTCCTGCTGCACCTATTAAAGCTCTTCTATAATCTTTCTCATTATATGGAGAAGATATAAAATCAATAAGAGCATTAACTGCTATTTCTTGATCTTTGGTAAAATTAGGAGTAACTTTATTACTAACAGGAACAGGTTTTAGTTTATTTTTAATATCCATCTTTGTATTGTTTAAATTCATCATCAGCAAGAACAACTTCATCACTATAAACAGTAGAATAACAACTTATAATATGAAAGTATTTCTTGCCATTTATTTGAACAATTCTACCTTTAGCAGTTAAACCAGGTTTAAATGGAAGATAAAAATTACTATTTAGCTCAGGGACATTATCTTTATCTCTATATATCTTAATATAATTTCCATGTTTATCAAGATATTTAGAATAAATAATTTTTTTACCTTTTGTTCTAAAACTATCCTCAGTTAAATTATATTCTTCTTTTACACCTTTATTTACAATAACAGTATAAACATTAGTAGAAGAATCATAATTAATAATTCCTTCTACTTTATTTTCAAGAATAATATAACTTTTAGTAGGTTTAACAGTTTTAGCAGGCTTCATTTTAAATGTAAGTTGCCCCATAATAGTATCTACTTTTTAACTAAGACTTTCTTAGTCTTAATTTGTTTAGACATCTTTAATTCTTTAATAGCTTTCTTATCTTCACGAGTAGGTTTAGTTTTAACCTTTGAAATAGGTTTATTTCCTTTTACAATAGAACCATTGGTACTAATTGTATAATCACAATATTTACGAAGAAAATCAATTTTACCCCAAGAACCATTACCGGCATAATTAACAGGAGCTATTTCAATAACTCTTTTTACTGTATCTACATTAATACCACTAACTTTGTTTAGAGCACGAGCTACACTACCTTCATCATACTTTTTCATAAGACTTTACAGTTTGTAAAAATTAATAAATTATTTATTTTAAGAGCCGTCACAGCGTTTTATTTCTGAGACGATTAGTTATTCATTTAAGAGATTAAAATGAAATATAGACAACGTGAGATGTATCTATGTCCGTGTAATTGATAGTTTTAAACTTATCATATTCCGGTATCGAGATGTTGCACTTATATCTAAAGAAACATTTAAGTTCTTCATAAACTCTACGTATTTGAATAGTATCATTAGATTTACTATCAATAAATTCAGTAGCATATTGTATTTTATTATCAATAACATTCAAAATACAATATGATATAAACTCTTTATAAGTATTATGCCAAATAGTACAATCTAACTCATATTTCTTGAATATATCATTTACTCGACCTATTATAATATTCAATGTTCTTAATTGATCAAATGCATCTAATTCTACATTATTTTCTTTATTATCTACTTCTTGAATAGAATTAATAAATGTATCATAATTATCATCCATATTACCAATATTTTGAACAATGACTACTAATAACATTAACTATGAAAAGTATTAATATTACAATTAATACTTTTCCATAATTATCTTCAAACCAATTATTATCAAATTTCATATTATATAAGATTTGATAGTGCACAATCTAATCCATATTCAAGAGCATCTTCATAAGAATCACGTATACCTTTATTATTATCTAATATATCATTTTTCCAAATTTCACAACCCCAATTATGAGTATAAGCAAAATCATAATTAACATTAACAATAATATTATGTTTATCTCTTAACCATTTCTGAACTAATGATTGAGTAGGCGCAGAAATACATGATTCATTATAATGTTCATCATTAAAATCAATTTCATTAAAATTTCTTCTTAATTTATTATTATCATTAATATTATAATAATATGAACAAAGTTCATTAAATCCTTTTGTCTTTAATAGCTTTGCTATTTCAAAAGACACTAATTTCTCTTTCATGATAATTATTTATTTTAGTTATTAATTCAGTAATAATAAAAAAGCCTATGCTACTTTCACAAGCAACACAGGCATTATAAAAACCAATTAAGTTTTTTGTTCATTTCAACTTCAAATACTATGACTATTATAAATAATAGTTTCGGCTTCATTTCGCCATCATCAGATAGTAATATTGAAAAGAAAATCTACTTAAACACTATTAAGTAGATTTTCACTAATACTAAAAAAATACAGCAATCAATTAATACTATTTTCACAAACCGTATTAATAACTTTCAATTTTTATGACTAAGGCTTATTATTATTGTTTCACAACAACTTTAATAATCAGAAAGAAAATCACTAAGTAAACTTTATTTTTGCATATTTAGGATCAACAGAATAAACTTCTTTACCAGAAGGTGTTTTAGCTTTTATAAGAGGTTTAGTTATACCATTAATAACTTCTCTTTCTTTATCGAAATCTCTAATCTTTAACATAGCATTCCAATATGCTTTAGAAGTACCTTTCTTTCTAACTACACCATTTTCAGTTATAATAGCTTTACCTTCTATTAATTCTTTTCTTAAACTCATAATATTATATTATTTAATTCAACATCAATAAAAATATGAAATACTATTTATCACAAACCGTATTTCATAATCAATAAACAACACAGCGTACAATCACTAAAACAATAGATTAAATAATACAATCACAACAGACTAAACAACACAATTGCACCAAGCAATACAATTATGACTATATTTCTTTTATCACGTTTAATTTTATTATAATCTTTAAGTAAAGAATTATAATCAGCACATTTATTATCATAATTTTCACGAAGAGTTTTACTTTCAGATGTAAGTTTATGATTATCTAATAATAGAGTATCTCTTTGAGAACATACTTCTGTATATCTATTATTAATAATTGTAGAATCACATTGTACCTTATCAACAAGTTGATTAAGTTCTTCGATATAATTTAATAAACCAGCTTTAGTTAGTTTATTTAATTCAGTTAAAGATTTTAATTTCATAATATTTATTTTAAATGATTATTCAAGTATAATATCAAAATCATCATCATTATCACAATCATTATGATTACAACCATCTATATCAACGTCATCAAAATCATTACTCATGTATATACCATCAGTTTCAATACATCCATCAAACTCACTATCCATAATATTACTTATTTTGTTAATAATATCACAATGATAGCAATAGTTTTTGATACTACCAAATATTATCCGTGAAAAGTAAATTTTCTCCGCGCGTATGCGTATAATAGGTGATAATAATAGTTATATAGCTTATATTTATATTATATATATTATATATTAAAGATGTACACGTGTATGCGTACACGTACATGCGCACACGCCGAATGGTAGATAACTACTAATATGCAATATTAGTAGTTATAGTATAATATATATTATACACAATAATAATAGTAATGATAATAATGATAATAACAATAGTTATTGTTAATAATGCCAGATATATAAAAACAAGTGTTGATGATGGTAGTAATAATGATAATGATTAATATGATTTTAATGGTAGTGATAATGGTAGTGATAATAATGATGATGTAGTTGTTGAATAGGCTGACTACACTCTTCTACGGGGGGTTGAAATTAAAGGTAGTCAGCGTAGTCTACTTAGACGTCTTAGACGGAGTAATAATCTACTTGGACTTAATGATACTACTGAAGATGTAGTAGATAATAGACACAAAGTATAAACCAAATAGTCCTATTGTTATATATGGAAATAAACAAAATAATGCCATAATTGATAATTATTTTAATGTATTTCCAGATAATGCTGCATATAATTTTTCAGTTGTTATAACAAATGATTTTACAGGAGCATTGTAATTAACAATGAAACGATTAATCGTACGCTTCTTAGAAGAATAAGATTTGTTGATGCAATAATGTATAGTCATGATAGTGGTATAAATAAATTAAATTATATATTTTTTATTAGTTCTCGTAAAGTATTACTTTAATCTTTATTTTCAACAATATTAATGTTAACACTTGATTTAATACATTCATTAATTAGTAATATATCATTAATATCAACATCATAAAATTTAGCAAATTTTTCTATATTAACTACATTTGCTTTATTTATATGATCTCTATTAAATTGATGATATTTTCTACATATTATTACTAATGCACAAGTATCACAACAAGTATCATCAGTTGTTCTATTTAATCTATATTTAGCAACACTTTCTTTTCTATCAATAGTAACATCATTACTATTATAACATCTATTAGAAAGTTCTTTTAAATAATTTAAATCTTCATCAGTATCAATATCTATAATACTTTTATCATAATTAATAGCATTATTTAAAAGATTAATAGGCATTCTTTTATAAAGTTCAGCATTACGTAATGCATTTGTAGTAATACATATAATAGTGATAGGACAATTGCTACAATCAATATCAGAATTATCTTTAAATAAGTTTACAAGTTTATATTCAGCTTTCATAAGTTTATTGTTCATCAAAAGTATTAATTAAAATTCTAACTTGATTATCATCAAATGGACCAATATAACTTCTAATATCAATACTATTAAATTGATTAGGAGTTATATTATCTTTAAGTATACCAAGAGCTTCAATAGAAGTATTAGCAATAATAATAGCATGATCATTAGTTTTATTACTTCTAAAATAATATAAATTAAGAGGTAGATTATTCATAAGTTTATTATTTAATTCGTTATCAATCTCACTCCGTGAACTTCATTTAGCTTATCAGTAGTATAATAATCAGTTTCATTATCATCTAAAATATCATTATTGAGACTAATTACAGAATTAGATGATTAAGAACAGCATAATTATTATCTGAGAGGATTATTAGTTTTGTTATCAGTTGGAGAACTAAGAACAGCATAGGTAAGAGCACCAGTGAGAGAATTAGTATTAGAATTAGGGAGAGAATTAGTGATAGAAGTGGCAGCATAATTGGTTTTATTATATATAATATATATTATATAAATAATAAAAGCTTGTCGAATGGTTCTCCTTCGCTTACTATCTCCTTCACTCTCTTCTATACTCCACTAATCATCATCACAATTATCGCTAACTCTACTCCAACAATCATAACAACTCCAACTTTCAATATCTTATCTCCTAACTCTCTCTTATATTTATCATTCATCACTATTCATTTGTTTACTTACATAATCTCTCATTTTCCAACTATTAAAAGATCTAAGATTTTTATATCCATTAGTAATTTTACTTCTACCAATAGAAACATTAATATCTTCAATTGAAACTTCAAGTTCACTATTAAGATTAATAAGATATTCAATCTTATAATGATTAATAGCAATAGCACTATCATGCTTAATTACTACATTTTTAACAGTTTCAATATTAGAACTATTAATATCAACTGTTTTAGTTAGTTTATCAATACGATTATTGGTAGCAAAAAGACCAATACCAAGACTTGTAACAGCAAAAGCTAATACAATTATCGTTATATTATTTAATTTATCCATGATGTTTACTTAGTTTAATATGTTATTAATTGTGATCGACAAACCATCTATTAGCTTTAGCATGAGCAATAACGCTACTACTAAGTATATGAATAGTTTGAGCCAGTCTTTGTCTTCCATGAGGATTATTTGTTAGATGATTTCGCTTATCAGTTGAGAAGTAATGAGTTTTATTCACGCCCTGAAGCATAGAATGAACACAGAATGAACACAGAATGGGAGTATCTTTAAAATGATGTTGTTGGTGACCATCACGATCACCAACAACAATATCTGCTATAACAATCCCAGCATCTGTTGTGCTTGTATATTTGCAAGAGCTGTTTTAAGTCTTTGAGCACCTGTTCCAAGCTGAATATCGTAAGGATAATATCTGAACGTTCTATGTTCAAACTCATAATCGCCTACTTTAGAACTAAACGGATTCTGCTCAACTTCATCA